ACCAAACTAGAGGACAAGAAGAAGGCAGAAAACAGTTCAAGAAATGGTTAATGCAACAAAGGCACCAGAACATAATCGACATTTTCACAGAATATGATTGGAATCTAACTCAGGCAGTCAACGAATCAATGGATTCAGATATTAAGAGGACGATGAAAAATGAGTAAAATGGATATTCATAAAATAATCCGTTGGTGGGAAAACGAATTAACAGGCAAAGATCGGACTCGATTGATGGGTTCTTATAAGTGGCATGGAACTGTCCAAGAACGTCATCAAAAAATTAGAGAAATACATGACTCCGCTAAATCAGATAGTAAGAGGATAGAAATAAAATGACTGATACTGATGGTAAGAAATATCCAGAATGCCAACCTTCAATGCTTTGTAAATACTGTGATTACGATTTTGAATGTGGGGACATTATGATGGCTGAAAGGACATCCTTAGAGAAACACAGGAAGAGGTCGATTTAGCTTGTCAAGAACTATCATAAAAGATGATGATTGGGGGCTATGTCCTGCTGCTAGAGAAGATCCGCTTGGCTGTCCATATGGTGGGGGTTCAAGGTCTAACTGTACCGATTGTCAAGATTTACCTATATGGTATTTTGATAAAAATAATAGTTCAGAGGAAACCGTAGACGAAACCAAAAAGAGGACGCCCTAATGCCAGCACATTTTGTCTTGAAAAGATATTTAGAAGGGTTTGAGAAGTATGGCGATCTATATGAAGCCATCAAATCAGGTAAAAAGACAGTTGAATATCGTGATGCTTCAGATCACTGGTGGAATCGACTTATCGAGAAGAGATCTAGATTACTTGGTCAATTCTACAAAGGAAGAAACATAGTATTTCAAGGCAATCAACTGAAACACGATAAAGCCGTGTTTGTCGTAGGATACACCAAGTACCCTCGATTAGTAGCCGATGTCACCAAGATCGTTTATCTCTACGATTCAAACCAACTAGAAACTCACATCACAAACGTAACGGAGGAACTTGGGTAATGCCCCCACTGAAATGTAAATTTACTGAACTTGAATGCACAAAAAACCATGATTGTGATAATTGCATCGTTTTCTGGTACGGATACTACAGAGATACTGGGGAAATAGAAAGCAAAGTGAACCCATCCATTAGCTCCCAGCAACTCGGGACCAGAGAATCTAAAGGAGAAAGGACCGATGCCTAAGCTTCCATGCCCTAAATATCCAGAGAAATGTAAAACGGCTCAAAGATGTGGTGTTGACATCGCATCTGGGGCTTGCACCTATGACCCTAATATTAAGGGCATGTATAAGAAATGCTGCGTCACAGAAAATACCGAACCACCCGTCATATTGATCAGCTACTCAAAAGAATCCATTTACTCCCAGCAATTACGGTCCAAGGAGATGGAAAAATGAAAACACGCGAATACAATTTGGAGACCATAGACGACGAAACAGGCGAATACGTCAAATCAGTAACTACAGAGACAGACACCATACGCTTCTATCTAGGTCCATTCGGTGAATGGTTCACACCATGCGAAGAGGACCAAGAGAAACTGAAGAAACTACTTGAGAAGGCTGACCCGCTTTATGTTCTTAAAGAAGCGAATAAGTCAATCAAGTTAGAACGCCACTGGCTAAAAGATGATCATGGATGGAAAGAAATAGAACGCAGACAACCAACAATCGACGACTTCAAACGAATCTACGGCTCAGATTGGCAGAAAGTCTATTCTGCATGGCAGGAGGATGACCCCAACTGAGCCTTTTTTCCTCAGACTCAATAAGCGGCATTCAATGGCTTGACCGAGCCGTAGAAAACTTTGATCAAGTATGGCCGATACTAAACAAAATGACGCCCATATCAGATGACCTTCTATTTGATTTAGCCTTCAAGGAACATTGGAGGCTTCTACAGAACAATTACCCCGACTTTCTATACGGTAAACGAGTGGCGACAACAAAGGAACTTGTGAATAAACATTCAAGAGGAAGCAGCTTAATTAGAGCCGCTGGAACAGCTAAAATCCTTGACACCATGCAAGAAGGCGAGACATTGTTTTACTGTGGTGTTGAGATCACAAAGAGAAACGGCTCCATTATCTCTAAAGAACTTAGGAGAGTGGAAAAATGAGTCTTAAAGAAGAAGCAAAAACCGTGTTAAACATTCTAATTGATGGAATATATCAGCGTCACGGCTCCCAGCCCTATGAAACATTACCAGAACTTGTTGAAGTCTTAGATGAGATAAGAGAGGAGAGACACCAAACACACTATAAAATTAAGATGGAGTTCAAAGAAGAATGACCAGTAACTCAGATACTAAGAGGACGGTGGAATGATGGGGATTAAAGTTAGACATATTGCAGTAGACTTTGATGGAGTAATATGTCATTATGATGGACACTATGATCCATATAAATTCGGGGAGCCTAATGAAAGCGTAAGGTATTTGCTTGAAGGAATAAAGAAACTTGGCTATGAAATAGTAATATTCACATGTAGAACTAATGGGCAATGGGAGAATCACGACTACAAGAAAATCAAGGTAGCAATAAAGGAATACCTTGAACATTATAATATGCCCTTTGATAAAATCGCCACCCAGATGGATGGAAAGGTATTCGCTACTGCATACATTGATGATAAAGCTATTACTTGGCCTCAGAATCATGTTTCCCATATTTACGCTAATGAGATATTAACTCAACTCGCTAACTTAGAACCATTAATTCTTGATACATCCATTATCAAACACACTAAACGGATGGAGGTAGAATGATGAGTAAGCACAGCTACCAAGAAGGCGTGGTTCTCTGCACGGTTGAGGGCAAACGCAGGGCAGTTCATATCAAGATAAACGCCAATAACTTGGTGGTCTGCCCTGAATGGAAGAAATGCCCGAATCATGGGAAGCCTGACTGTCAGGAAAAACAGATTCATAACGAAATCATAGAGAGAATAAAGAAGAGAAGAGCCAAAAAGACTTCGCCGAACATCGATGTACTTATGAGGTATTTACTTTCAAGGTGAAAAATGAAATGACCCAAGTCGAAACCAAAAAGAGGACATAGAAAAATGGATAGAGTGTATGATCAATCGAATATAAGGCCCCAAGGTATTCCTGAAGATTCTACTCGGTGTATTGCTGAGGTGGTAGATGAAACTGGCTGGCATTTCTATCAATGTAAAAGGAAAAGAGGGTATGGTCCTAACGGTGAATATTGTAAACAACATGCCAAGATAATTGAATCCAGAAGAAAGCAAACAAAGAGGACATAAAAATGGAGAAACCAGATGCTACAATAGTTGACTTCACGGCCGGGAACCGTAGTATCTGGACCCTTAAAGATAGCCCACACATACTCTTCTTAGATAAAGAACCCGATCTCTCATTGCCCCCTGACCTTCTCTGCGATGCCACTAATACCGATCTCCCCCCAGATTCCAAGTTCTTCGCTGTGTTTGATCCACCACATGAATGGGGCAAAAGAAAAAATAGCAGCCTCTTCACCACACCAAACCGAGAAACATGGAACAAGAAATGGCCCTCTCATAGCAGAGAAGCACCGCCGGTCTATTATGGAGCAGATAAGTACCAAACAAAAACCGAGTTAATGCGATTCATCTACGAAACCCAAAGGGAAATCGCACGAGTCCTAATACCTGGCGGGATTCTATTCTTTAAGTGGAGTGAAAACAGCCTAAGCACAAACGAGGTTCTTGAATATCTCCCTCTCTGGGATGTTGCCCTAAGAATCCCCGTAGGATATGCTGGTAAAACAGCCAAACAATCATACTGGCTTCTAATGATCCAAAAACAAGGGCCATGGCCACAAACAGAGTTATTGGATTTCTTCAAATCCACTAATAGCAAATCAAAGAGGATAGAGACATGAGTGAAACTGAATTAAAGAAACTTGTAGAAACCTTCCTTGAAGAGTTCTGGAAGATGAAGCCACTTGAAGATGTGGCAATACGTAATCCTCCAAGTAAACATCAACGGAAACTTAGACAGTTAATTGACATGGTTCGGGTATTTGAGGCTAATTATAACTTGAAGTTTTCCGATCCTCAGAATCTTATCCGTAAATATGAGGGTGCTTAGGATGAAAAAAGTAAGAGTTAGAAGGATGGAATGCCCGTTTTGTGATTGGCACACTTGGGGATTTAAAGATAATATCCGGCAAACCGATTTTGATAAACTATTGAAAAAAACTGCCGATCATATAAGAGAAGTTCATAATAAACACAGTCCTGAAAGATATGGGAGAATGCCATTCATGCCAGATGATTACCCATTAGAAAACGACCTAAAACACGGAGGTGCTTAGGATTTGTCAAGAACTAAGAAAATACCTGAGTGGGTGCTTTATTGGCACGCTTTGGCTTACTTGATAAAACATCCTTGGTTGATTTATCTTTATGATCGTTCAGAGGAAATCCGTAAAGAGGAGGGCGTTTAGGATGTCCATAAGAGAACATCTTGAATCACTGAGAGCCCGTTGCCACATCTGTAATTCTACTCTTAAATTAGATGAAATGGGTTGCCCGAAATGTCCATCATGCGATAAAAAGTTTTTAGAAGCATCTGATTACGAGGCTTCAGCAGATTGGGCCTTAGAACGCATTGATAATGACTCAGATGAGATATGGGTTCTTGATGCTAAATTAATTGACCATAAAGAGGGAGAGCAAGAGGAATGAACAAAATAAAACTAATCTGCGCAGAGTGTGGAGGTAAATGTTTTCACGTTTACCGTGGAAAGGCATCAAGAAAAATTCATGTTGAATGTATTACATGCGGCTCATCAATCCTAAAAGCGGAGGATGCCAAGGATGGGTAAATGCGAGAAATGTGGGTCAGACAACGGTTCCGGAATCTATTGCACTAGCGAAGAATGTGGGTGTGGTGCATTAAAACATTGGAGTTGCAAATGTGGGCACGTTACGCATTATTTCCATGCGACACGGCTGGGGCGAGAAGTTCTCCGCATCCTATTAACGGAGGAGTCAAAGGGTGAGTAAAAGAACGGTTATAACTAAACCTCATGTTTGCCCCAGATGTGGGAATGATGTTCTTGATGAATTACTTGATGGATTGACATATTCAAAGATATTTTGGAGATGCCCAGATTGTCAGTGGGCTACTCCACTTTATCCTTTAGCTAAGTTTAAAATCCATTATCCGGAGGAGCATAAGGATGAGTGAAAGACACAGGCCCACCAAAGCAAAGGAGAAGCTGAGAATCTACGCCCAGCTTCTCAAGATACCCGTAGAGCCGCCATGTGATGCCTGCCCCTGGAGGCTTCACCCAGACAGGGTTCAGGGGTGTGATAACTGTGGGTGTGGCTGGATGTACCTCTACAGGGCGGTGAAGGCATACCAGATTAGGGAGGGCCACGGGGTCCATAAAGCAAACGAGGAAGAGGAGTCCTAAGTAGGTACAGGTTGAAGGATTCTCCCCACTCAACCCATTCATAGATCTTTAAACCATATCCTGACTTCACAAACCATTTTACCGAGAACTGTGAGGACTAAAAGGAACAAAATGGGCAACCTAACCCAGCGTATGGATGTCCTTGATCTCCTCATAAACTGCCTAACGGAACACGAGAAAACGATAGACGGCCTCATTGATCGCCTAGAGAAAGTCATCGCTGTGATCGAGAGATAGGCGATGCGCTGAAACCACAACACCTTATTTATATGCTGATGATAACTAATTCAATATAATGAATACACATATCACCCTAATCCTGCTAACCGTCCTCGGTGCCCTTTTCGTGGCCGTCCTTGGCTGGATAGAATCTGGAGAACCCTTCGACTTCAGGAAATTCGCGGCTAGTATAGGAAGAGCAATACTAGGCGGTTTCCTTGCAGCTTTAATATTCCGAGACATTGAAAACCCAGACATCTGGATATACCTCGTAGCCCTTTTAACAGGAGCAGGCGTAGATGTCGCAGGCCACCGCCTCAGTGGGGCCATCAACCAACTCACAAATAATGAAGACTACGGCTACGGTCCCGTTATAATCCGCGATGTCAACGAATAAGTTTAGCCGCCTCCGACACCGCGCGAGTGTGGCTCCTAGAGTTGAGTATCAATGCCTCATAAAAGAAGTCGAGACGCCCATATACGGCGAACCGCAGCACGCATCGTCAGCACCCACTCCCACCGCGACTACGAGAAAGCGGAGGCTATTAACGTCCTCACGCCGGGACAAGTACTCTTCCATCTCATAGAGAAACTGCCCCGACAAAGGATCAACGATCTCCTCAAGCATAAAGACATGTTCACGAAAGGCGAGATCCTATCCGATGCGCGCGGCCGGGGATCGCAACAGGCCGTCCCAACCGAGTAACCTGTAGAACGGAGAAATGATCGGAAATGACCGACTCTGACCAAAAAGAGACACGGATAACTGCGAAGAAACGAGTCCGAATAGAGAAAGAGTTCGAGGCCATGGGCAGAGGCATCTGGACCTACGCCGACATAGCGGCAGAGATCGGCGTATCAGAGGTCACTGTCAGGAGAGACATGAAGCACCCCTACGCCTTCAAGTACGTCGAGAAACTTCAAGAGAGAAGAGGATCTCTCGTAGACCAACTCATAAAAAGACAGATTAATCAAATAGAGAGCGGGGGCGTAACCCCCCACCTCCAGTTGCTCTATAGAGGGAAGATGATCGATGGTCTTCTACCCAAGAACGTCATCCAGAAAGTTAGTGGGGAACTTCAACAAAAGATAGAGGTGGAGGGGGTTGAACTCAAAGGACTTGACGAAGACGCAGTCGGAGCAATCGTTCAGAACTTCATGGACGACGAGGCGAGAAGACTACGTCAACCAGAGCCAGATGCTATACCGGGCGCTAAAGAACGCCCTGAAGATGGAGTGGATCCCACGGGATAAAGGCAAGAGGCCGTCCGCCAAACAACTGCAGTTCCTTCTGTTGCCTGACTTCGAGGCCTTCTACGGAGGCGCAGCTGGCGGCGGCAAATCGGATGCCCTCCTGATGGGTGCCGTCATGTTCTGCCACATACCCAGCTACGCCGCCATCCTATTTAGGAAGACCCTGCGGGACCACCAGCTCCCTGAGGGGTTGATTCCACGGGCTCATGAATGGTGGGCGAATAAGGCGAAGTGGAGGGGAGACACCAATACCTACACCTTCCCCTCAAGCGCCACAGTCACATTCGGCTACATGGATTCACCCCTAGACCACCTCCGATACCAGAGTAGCGCCTACCAGTACGTAGCGTTCGATGAGGTGCCTCAGCACCGTGAGTTTCAGGTCCGGTACCTGTTCAGCCGGATCAGGCGAACAGAGAAGCTGAAGGACTACAACGTCCCCCTAAGGATGAGGAACGCTGGCAACCCTGACGGCCCTTACGTGCAATGGGTGAAACGACGCTACGTCGACTACAAGACCGCAGTCGCCCCCTTCATACCCGCGAAGATAGAGGATAATCCCGGACTCGACAAGGAGACCTATATTAAAAGCCTCATGTACCTCGAACCCGTCACCCGGGCCCGCCTAATGGACGGCAACTGGGACATAAAGGACGTAGGAAGAATGTTCAGAAGAAGCTGGTTCACAATCCAACTATCCATTCCCTCCGGCTGCCGAGCAATCAGATACTGGGATAAAGCCGCCTCAGAGGAGAGACCGGGCACGGATCCCTCCTACACCGCCGGTGTCCTCATGGCTATGGACGACGAAGGACGCTTCTACATCCTCGACATCCGGCACACCCGAGGCACACCCAAGACTATCGAGGATCTCATAAAGCAGACAGCCGCCCTCGACAGAATGCGGGTTGAAAACGGCGAACTCAGCAGCATCCGAATATACCTGGAGCAGGAGCCCGGCAGCAGCGGTGTCGATGTCATCGACCACTACACCCGCAAAGTCCTAGTGGGACACGCCTTCTACCCGGACAAGGTGACGGGCTCCAAAGCCGACAGAGCCACGCCCCTAAGCAGCACAGCCCAAGCCGGTAACGTCTACCTCGTCCCCGGGATGTGGGATGTAGAAGGCTACCTAGACGAGATGGAGTCATTCCCCGAGGCGGAGCACAAGGACAGGGCCGACGCCAGCAGCGGGGCTCACAGGATGCTCGCTAAGGGCCGCCGACCGATAGGGGGTTACAGCGTCTACCGTCCCAAGGAGATAATGAGATGAGCTTCACATTCATAAGTTGCCCTAAATGCGGGGAGGTCATCCACCTTGAACGCATCGGCTCCGCCGGCGTGCCCATGGTCAAGGATAGCAAGCTCATCAAATGCCTCGCCTGCGGCAAGGTCTTCCGCACCGCCGGGAACACGTGGAAGGAAGAGCACGGACACCTAGAGGATTAGAATTGCAGTTCTGTAAATGCGGGTCCATTATATCCATCGAAGCCTGCCCATCCTGCCCGCCCCAGATATGGACGTGTCCCCAATGCGGAGAGCAGACGCTGGTCGAAGCCGCCCCCGAGGATCAGTACGCGGACGTGATTAGAAGGTTCAAGGAGAGACAAAGATGAGTAATCCCAACAGGTTCGCCAAGTTCCTGGAAGACGTCTCCACCAGAGTCATGGGGACACGCCCACCTTACCAGCCCGCCGCCGCGTCGAGACGGATCGAAGGCGAGCGGACGGACTCCTTCTACCTTAATGAACGGGCGAGGTTCAGGGAGCAGAAGACATCCGATAAGAAAACCAAAGTCACAGGGATCGAAAGCTTCTACACTTGGTATGAGACAGACGGCGTCGTCTTCGCATCCGTCAACGGATTATCTGAGGCCGCCGTCGGCCAAGGTTATCACACCGCCATCAAGGAGGACGAACCTAAGCAGGCTAAGGAGCTCGTCGACGAGTTCGGCAAGGCCATGAACCTCGACGTCCTGCTGCCTAACATCTGCAAGAACATGCTCATCGCCGGGTTCTGCCCCGTCGAGACGAAGATCAACAAAATACCGTCCAAATCCGCCCTCAAGATCATCCACCCGAAGACCGTCAAGGAAATAGTCCTAAACCAGGACGGCTCGGTAAAGCACCTAATCCAGAAGGCGCAGAACACCGGCGGCGCAGACGTCACGATACTCGGAAACACCCTCACCCTCTTCATCCACAACCAGATCGCCAACGACCCCACAGGCACCAGCATCGTAAAACCCGTCGAGTCCCTCCTCGCCACGAAGAAGACAGCCATATCCAACATCGACAAGATCATAGAGAAACGGATGTTCCCCGACATCATCTGGAAAACCACCCGAGACCCCGCCGGCCTCAAAGAACTGCTCTCCCAGAAAGAAGTCGACGAAGACCTAGTCCTCGGCTGGCTAGAGGAAGGCGAACTGGCGAACGTCGCCCAGATCATCGAGGTCCGCGGCAGCACCCGATACGAAGGCTACATTGAACACGTAGACCGCCTCATCTACAAGGGACTCTACGCGCCCGACCTCTACTATTGGAAGGACGCCACCCTCGCCAGCGCCCGCGAACTCACGGCCATGGTAGACCGCAACATCAACGCCATCCAGCGGAACATGGGCAGAGGCGTGGAAGCAGGGTTCTTCGACCGCCTCATGGCGGCAAACAAGCTGGAGGCGGAGCCGAAAGCCATCTGGGGCGTTGAGAAGACTGGCGCCGAGGACCTGCAACTTGAGAGCATAGTCGCTACCGCCATAGAGGTCGGCATGATCGGGCCCAAGCAACTGGCGTTACTTTTGAAGATAATGGGTCTTGACCTCGGCGAGTTGGGTTACGAGGTGCCGCCTGAAGCCCCGGAGGAAGAGCCCCCAGAGGAGGAGCCTCCTGAAGGGGAGCCTGAAGAAGAACCAGAAGAGGAAAGCTGATTGAATAATGTCTAGATACATCGGTGTCTACACTGATCGGGGGATGACAATAGAGCTCCCCGAAATACTCTTAGACGGCAAACTTGTACCGCTCCTCAAACAGGCTGCGACCTACCTCGTCAAGGTAACGGTGGACACGGACAGCACAGAGGTCGCAATAGTCCTGACATGGTACGAAGTGAGCTAGTTGAGCCGCCACATTATGATCGGACAGGGAGCCCAGCAACGCGAGACCGCCGACCTAACCCGGCGCCTCAAAGGCATCCAGACAAACTACCGGTTCGGCATCATAGACAAGGCAAGGGCCAAGGAGGCGGGCGCCCGAGTCATAGAAGACCACTACCAGACCCTGCTCAGGCTAACCCGGGGACGCCTCGGCTATTCCTTGGGCCGCCCCGTCACCCTCGCCCCCGAGGATCAGCGCCGCCTAGACAGGTGGCGAGACGAAGCCATCAAGGACTGGAACACTATACTGGACGACGTGAAATAACCGAGAAGAAACCCACCAAGTAAACCTTATATAACCACGTTGCACCCTGTTATATGGTGAACAGTTTGGGAACAACCAAATATATCAAGGTCTCAGAGGAGACCCACCGAGCTCTGAATGCCCTGAAACGGGGTGGAGAGAGCAACGACGCAGTGATCCGGCGTCTCATCGTATCCCACGTGAAACCCATCCTCGGCGCACTCACTGAGTGGATGCGGCTCAGTATAGACCCCCTTCTGGCGGCTGAGGGGTTGAATCAGTCTCCTAATTAAACAGTGAAAGGTGAAGATGATGAAGGCTAAAGGAAGATATACTCCTTGGGTTGGAAGCAACATCTTTATTTCGAAAGAGGAACTTGAAAAATCCGCAAGAACATTGATAGGTAAACCCGTGAAAGCCAACTTTAAAGAAATAGTTGGAATCATAATTGATGCGGAATATAGGGATGGAGGCATAGACTACGAAATGGAACTTAATGATCCACGCACAGAATACATGTATCGAGAACGACTTGAAGATAATATCTTTGAAGTTGTTTTTACAGGCCTCAGTCTTAATGAAGATAAGAGTTTATCCGAAACTAAGATAGGTGAAGATAAGTGACTCGTGAAAAGGATACACGGGAAGCCCCTACGACACCAACAGCCGAAAATAAACCATCACCACTAGGATCTGACACTTCATACCCATCTATAATAGAGGCTATAGACATCTACATAGCCCTAGAACACGATAAGAACCAAATGATAAAGGATGTATTTCCTAGAGCCCGCACCATACAACCAGAATGGAGTGGGGGAAGCTTCTATGATGCATTAAAAATACTTGGAGAAACGGCACCCTACGATCTTGCGATGAAAAGCCAAGACGCACTTCTTCAAACAGTGATTGGAATAGAAAGATACTATGATATAGAAGGCCATGATAACACCGTTGACATTTTGAATCTAACTAAGCGAATATTACTTTATCATAGTTAACCCACCAAAGAGGTGGAGAAGCATTAATGACCCTATCCCATCTTCACGAATATAATCCGAGGACTAGCGACTATTGGCGTTCACCCATCGGGATAGCCCACCGCATAGAGATGCTCAGCCAGAGCTTCACATACCAGATAGTCAACAACAGCCTTATGTTCTACGGCTACAGCGCCGGCATAACAAGAGTACGCTGGGCCACAAACCCCGGCGCCTCAAAAACAGGACCATGCGATTACTGTGACTCGCAGAACGGACGCATCTACCGGAAGGGGCAATTCCTACCGCCCTTGCCAGCTCATAATAAGTGTGTGTGCGGCTGGGAACTCATGTTCGATCCGAAGGAGATACCGAGCTACATAGTATAAAACTCTATAAACCCCTGGGTCCCCTAAGTGAATGTAGCAGGTACGCCGTCGCCAGTTTTAGTTTTGAGCCTGTAGAGGATAGAAGATATAGGTGAAAACGTTGAATAACGAAGAAGTGTTGAAGATGATCAACAGGCGGATAGACGACCTCTCCAAGTCATACAACGTCCTCAACGATAGCCACCAGAGACTGGAAAACGGCTTCATCGAGATGAAGACGGAGTGGAGGACCACGAAGAGCTGGGTCAAATTCATATTCGGCACAAGCCTGCTAGGCGCCCTCATAAGCCTGCTGACCGTCCTAAGAACGTTCGGGGTGATCTAATGGTCGACTGCGAGTTCCTCTATCATGAGGTTAAGAAGACCTGCACTAACTGTAGGGGCTGGTTCTGCCTCTCCCGGGGAAGCCGGAAAAAGCTCCTAGATACGGCGATGTGCACGGACGAGGAGGCGTGGATTGAATGCCCTCGCTACCTTGAAGTCCACCCGGAACTAGAGCCAGAGGTAGAAGTCATAGAACTGCCGCCCACCGAGGAAGTCATCACCATCACCGGGGTCGACGTGGAAACCATCAGAGTCGTCGTTGAACCCGAGCCCATAGAAGCACGAGTGCCGACTTCAGTCCCGTCGAGTGACTGCCCCTACCTGGGGCCCATCCCAGAGGGCGAACACGGGTGCTGTGACTACTGGTGTTACGCTAAGGACGAGCGGCTTCGAAGCGTTAAAAGCTGTAAGAGCAGGCCGTCGTGGCGAGAGTGTATGCGGCGGCTTAAAGCCGAGAAGGCGGGTGTGAAGTATGCCTTGGGATGAGACGGATGACTACATTCGAAGCGGCCACGGCTCCACGGACTGTGACCGAATGAGAACCAAGACACTGAGCGCCGCCCAAGGTATCAAGGCCATAATCTGCTTCAAAGGGGACAAGTCCTCAATCCAGAGCTACCTATTCGCAAAGGATAAGGGGTGGACCATGTCGAAGGCGAAGACGTGGTTTAAAGCCCACAGCGAAAACGTGGAAGAGCAGATCAAATGGATGGATCTGAAAAGCGAGCCGAGACAAAAGGAGGTCTTCATTGGATTCCATACACGTTGACTTCAAGCGCATCCTAACCGACTTCCTCAGCCTCTTCGGAGAAGCTGGCCGCCGCAAGTACGATGACTTCATAAAACAGTACAGCCTCGATGCGACAAAGTCCTACGCCTCTCAACTCACCCGAGAATGCCTAAACGGAATATGCGAATCTTTCCAATGGGCGACGCCCCTCATACAATACCTGAAGAAGGACGAGGAAGCCAAATACTACAAAGTACGAGCCCTCACCGCCACCCTCAGCATGAACGCCAACGACTACAGCGACCTAGAGGAGATCGAACGCAGCGCCCGCACCCTCACATGGCGGCCACTCAACCTGAACCACGACCCCCGCCAGATGCTTCCCTTCCCCCAGAACCGCGTCGACTGGGCGGAGTACGAGGACCTAGCCGTCGAAGCCATCATACGCATCGACAACGAGCAGGCTGACATCCAGGACAAACTAGACAACGGGGACATAGTCAACCCCAGCATAGAGGGCGAGCCTCGGGGCGGCTACCGCACAGAGGACGGACGCAATGTACCGAAGTGGTATAACTTTACCTGTCTCGCCCTCCTAGAGAAAAACGCATCCCTTCCAGGGGTCCCGACGACCATCGGCTTCGAGCCGCTGTTCCTAAATGAGGCCCTCGGACATAGCCTTGTAGAGAGCCTGAGTATGGAGCAAGAAAAAGAGAAAAACACAATGTCTAACCAAGAAGAGGTTGAACTCGAAGAGGCGACCGAATACATACTCGCCGAGGCACGGTGGACTAGAGCCTACATCAACGATCTGCCAGACGGCAGCTTCGCCGTAGTCGAGCCGTGCGCCGACACTCGCAAGGACGCCCGGCACCTGCCTTACAAAGACGCCGCCGGAAAAATAGATCTCCCGCACCTGCGTAACGCCCTGGCCCGTATGGACCAGATCATAAGCGTCTGCAACGGAAGCGATGAGGCTCTGCGCCGGAAGGCACGGGCTGAACTGATCCCGCTCGCTAAGAGGCTTCTGCCTAACAGCAAGTGGGCTCAGGAGAAGACCGTCCAGGAGGCGCTAGCCGAGAAAGGCATACAGGGCATGGACGTCTGCGGCCAATGCAAGTTCTTCACGGACTTGGAGAACGTGACCACGGAAGCCCCGGCAGCCCCGGGGAGCGACGCGATCGTGACGCACACCGCCGGAGCCATCGGCCCCGGCATCGGAAACTGCAGCGTCGCCAGAAGACGCGTAAGGAAGGCCGACTCCGTCTGCACTGACGGGCGGCCTCGAGATCAGCCTACGAACCTGGATAGGACGATTGAAACCATGACCGAGATTAACCTGAAATCCGAGATAGCGGATCTGAAGAACACCGTCTTACAGGAACGGCAAGCCACCAACGAGGAGCGTCAGAAGAACATCAAAACGCTTCAAGAGATGGTCGAGAAAGACAACAAGATCGCCAGCCTAACCAAAGACAAGAGCCAGAACACATCCGAGATCAAGCGCCTTAAGGAGGAGCGGCTCCGACTCAGAGAGGAAGGTGACCGCCAGAAAGAGGATAATACCCGACTGGAGGTCCAGGTAGGGTCTACCGAAAAGGATCTCTCCTTCTACAAGGACGAAAATAAGAGGATCAACGAATCCATCGAGGCGACTCGACATACCATCGCAGAGACCAAGGAAGCCCTCACAAAGGCATTGACCAAGACTAACGACGAATCAACGAAACGCGCACAAGCCGTGCAACAGGCGATCAACGCCGAAACCGACAAGGCACGCGCGATAGAGGAACTCGCCATATCGACCGCCGAGGTCGCCGCCAGGACAAGGGAACTCAGCGACTTCGCGATGCGGCTTAACGAGTACGCAAAGAAACAGATCACCGATGGAAAAACCATAGACGAACTGCGGAAGAAACACGGCGACCTAGTCGAGGAATACCGGAAACTCAAACAAGACTACAACACATTGAAGGACCGGAAGAAGATCCGGGTCAACGTGAGGACATGAGGTGATGAGAAATGGCAGCACCAAACTACCCCGTTGAGGGGCTAATCGGAAAGATAACGCTCGGCGGAACCATCATCGGACACCTGCTCGGTGTAGAGCTGAGCGGCGACCGATCAGTGACACACTACAGGGCTATGGGGACTTACGACGCCACCACGCTACTCCGCGGCCGTAGGAACTATGAGGGGAGCGCCCGCAAAGCATTCATCTGCGGGGACTTCCTGACGCTGTTCCGAAACAACTGCGGAACCATAGCAGGCACATTCTACCCCCGCTACGGCCACTGCACAGGCGGCACAGCCGCGTGCGGAACCATAGCAGGCTCACTCATCTTCACGGGCTGGCGCCTAACCGGCTGGGAAGCCGAAGCGGAGGCCGCGAAGATCGAAGAGCTAACCTTCGCCATGTACAACGTCAGCCAACCTTAAACCCCGCTGAAACACCGTCCATCCTTCCCCCCCGCCTTTTTATAGGGGATCCCTGTAGAGTGGAGCTCAAAGTCAAAAGCTGACCGCGCATAAGTGCCTGCGCGATAAAAATTGTGGCACTCGGCGGACTAAATCGGGCATGCCGCCGTTAAACGCCGCCCACCAAAAAAGGTGATTAAAGAAATTGAGTAAATCCGAAATCGAATCCCCCATAGAAGTGTCAATCGACACCAAAGGCATGGAAGACAGACTCAACAACAACTTCAACCTCAAGTTCAAGAAGCTAGAGGAGATGCTCACCGCACAAGAGAAGACAGAGGCTCTCACCGAGAGCGTAGGCGACAACAAGTTCGTCGACTACGACTGGCGTGAAGGCATCGACGAGATGCTCAGAAGCTTCAGGCCGAGCGACAACATCCGCACCGACGCCTGGCAGGACAGGCGTCCGATCGAGAAGTTAGCCATCCGCACCTACGACGAGAAAACCAAGAAAACCAGCTATAAACTATCCGAGAAGCTAGTCGAAACCATCGGAACCATCAGCACGACTACCTGCTGCATCCCCGAGGTGTGGGCCGACAAGATCGAGCGCGACCACGTCTACCCGGGCAGCGTCTTCCTAGACGCATGGTTCGTAAGATGGTACGACGACATCAAGGGCAAGCCAGGCGACAAGATCAACATCTGCCGCGTGGCCCCCGCAGTATGTACCGACCTAACATGCGAGGAACCCGCAACCACGGCACCCGTGGTTACGTGCCCCGCCATCGAACTGCACCACGACGTCTGCGCCACCGCTATCTGCAAGAACACCATGGAGACCGTGCAGTACGGTCTCGTAGACGCCATCACGGAAGGCCTCGGCAGCTGCCTGCAGGTCTGTGTGGACAACTACTTCTTCGACGTCGCCCTCGCCGGCGACAACGCCGGAACACTGACATGCACCGGCCCCATGGCCGGCTCCATAATCGTCGAGGCGATGGGAAGCATGATGGCTGGAACTTACAAGCCAGTCAAGATTATCATGCACCCCGTCGTCTGGGCTTCGCTGATGCAGGACACCAACTTCAGCTATGCTAACAGGTTCGGCGCCAGAGACGCCATTCTAGGCGGGCGGCTTGAAGAGGCTTACGGCCTCGAAATCAACGTGGCCCCGAAGGGCACGCTGCTCATCGGCGGCGGAACCTACCGGACACTGCTACTGGCCAACGGCGCCCTCGCCGGTGCCCTGAAGCACGGGATAACGATCGAGACGGAGTACTCGCCACGCCTCCAGAAGAAGTGGATAATTGCCGACATCAAGTATGGCGGCACGCGTCTGCACCCTGACGGGATCTTCTGGATCGAGACGGTCGAGTCCCCGTTCTCCTGCTAGCCAACTAGACCAGGCTGACCTTCTTTCCCCCCGGGTTTTTACGGGATAATAGTTTCATGTATTGATGGAGATATGAAATTGGAGAAGAGAGAGATCAAAGTAAGTTCAACAAAGAGATTCAAAGGCAGCGCCCCACCAAACTTCTATTCAAGAGAGTATTTTCTTGAGGGGGAGGGTAGCAACTATGGCAGGGAGCCGTTCGCGCCCTACGACGAGTCGTACCTAATAAGAAACCGTGAGCTCGTCAAAAGGATACTATCCGTCGCACCTAGACTAAACACGGTTCTGGTTCTCGGGGCAGCCCGGGGCTACCTGGTCCGTGCCTTCCGTGAGCGCGGCGTCAACGCCGACGGAGTAGACTTGAGCCGGTGGGCCGTGGAGAACTGCGCCGAAGGCGTCGAGCCCTACATGTATTGGGGCGACGTATGCGACCTCAGTAAATGGGTTGACGGGGGGGTTGACCTCGTCGTGGCCCTCGACGTGCTAGAGCATATTCGAGCCCCGGATGATGAAATACCGTATGATGAATCGCTCTATAAGGCGCTAGATGAGGCGGTCCGAGTTGGCTGTATGGTGCTGCTTGACGTCCCCATAATGCCCCATGACGATGAGCCCGACCAGAGCCACGGCACCGATAAGAGCCACGTAAGCTGCTACTCCAAACACTGGTGGATAAGACAGTTCATGGAGAGGGGTATGGAGCCCTTCGGTCAGCCCAACGAGTACGCCTATCCAGAGGAGAAGGAGGACTCGCCGTGGCCGGATAAACATGACCACGGCTACACCGTCTGGTTCCGCCGCCCCATCCCCACCCCGACGGCTGAGAACATAACGTTAACGCCGGTCGCTAAGGGAAGTCAGGACTTCAAGATTCTGTGGTGGGCTAACGCATTCTTCTGTGGAACCGGGTACGGGGTAGGCACCGCCGGCGTAGTCTTTGACCTATTAGAACACTATAACGTGCGGAACCTCGCCTTCTACGGGCTTGAAGGAAAAGCAATGGGGTTCAGCACCCCGATAGGCGGTACCCCCGTAAAGGGTCGACGCCCACTCATAACGTACCCTAAACGGTTCGACCAGTTCGGGTCGGACGCCGCGAAACTCATCTGCGACCGATGGAAGCCCGACATCATGGTCACACTTTTCGACATCTGGATCGACGAGTCACTAAGCCCCATAGGTCCACCGGGTTGGCTGAGCAGCATGCACCCGTACTGGGTGCCGATCATACCCGTGGATCATGACCCGATCCCGATGCCCACGTTGGTGCCCGCGAGGAGGGCGTATAAGCCGGTAGCTATGAGCAGGTTCGGGCAGAGGCAGCTTGAGGCTAACGGCGTCTCCTCAACATACATCCCGCACGGCGTTGAAACATCTGTATTCAAGCCTTCGGAGGACAAAGTGGTGAGTCGGCAGCACCTTCAGGACATATCGGTTCCGCTCGTCGCCGGTAAAGCTGAGCCGTGGCCCGAGGACTGCTTCGTCATCGGCAAGGTCGCCGCCAACAAGGACACTAAACGTAAAGGCTTCGACAAGGACGCCCTGGCTCTAAACATATTCTTCGAGAACAACCCTGACGCTAAGAAGGATACCCGGGTCTTCATGCATACGCTCCCCCGCTTCCCCGGCGGCTTCAACATAGACCACTGGTACGACATCTGCGGTGTCGCACAATACGTGAAAGTCATAGACGAGTTCTTCTGGTGGCAGGGCTTGACCCCCGAGGATATGGCGAAACTCTACGGCGGCTTCGATGTACTATTGAATGCCAGTCGCGGCGAGGGGTTCGGCATACCCATCATCGAAGCAGCCGCCTGCGGGGTGCCGACGATAGGAACCAACTTCACGGCCATGCCCGAACTCATAAGAGGGCACGGCTGGCTGGTGGAGAAATATAACCGGGAACTCACGGCGGCGCTCAGTTTCATCGCGTCTCCGAGCGAGTACGAGATGGCGCAGCACCTAGAGGATGCCTATAACAACCGCGACAAAACTGCACAATTCGGCGAGGCGTCGAGGAAATTCGCCCTGAACTACGACTGGCGTAAAGTAATTGTGCCTTTGTGGGTCAACCTCATAGAGGAGATACGGGAGGAGATGCGTCCAAGAACCCTCGCGGAGAGGAGGATGATGACATGAGCGTCATGGTCGGCGTCCCAGTTAAGAACTCGGCGATTTGGCTCGCCCGCTTCCTTGAGCAGCTTGAGAAACTTGAGGACGTGTCCCGCGTCATATTCAGTTATGGCTTTAGCCGCGACCCTACGCTTAATATCTTACAACAGTATGAGCATGACACTAAGCACCCGACGGAGATAATCGCTGAGCCGTGGATGCCCGGACCCCTATCCGCCGCTGAGATCGCCCCCGTCTACAAGGACTTCCAGGAGATCATCGGCGAGGAGGGCTGGGAGGAGGAGACCCACTTCCTGCTTCTCGACGCCGACATAATGCATGCCCCCGCCGACCTGATCCAACGCCTGAAGAAACATGACAAAGACATCATCGCCCCCTTCGTGTGGGTTGACAGATCGAACCCCCGCCAGTTCTTCGACATCCACTGCTTCCGAATATATGAACACCGGTTCCACCCCTTCTCGCCACCCGACCCCAACAACGGAGAGCCTTTCGAGCTAGACAGCGTCGGCAGCTGCTACCTCGCCAAATACGAGCCATTCAAGCTTGTCGACTATGAGAACCCGCACCCACATATACGGTTCTGCGAGAACGCGTTGAAGGAAGGCTACGAGGTCTGGGCTGACCCAGGCACTGAGGTGCTGCACCTCGACGATATGAAGCTCGGCATAAAGAAGACGGCAATCGAGACGTTGAGGGGGCAGCCCTTCAACCCACCACCATACATAATGAAGGACGGCACAGTCGTTGACGGCGAGCAGATCGCTAAGGACGCCATCGACGCCTTCGTCTGGGGGCGAGCACCGAAATGAGGTTCTGTAAATATTGCAACCGGAACGTCCGACCTCATAAAGGCTGGAGCTGGATCGGCTTCATCTTCGGCTTCGGCATATTCTACCTAATATATTACCTATTGAAGACGCCGTGCTGCCCCATCTGCGGATCCAGACTAGGGCGGCTGAGGCGAGACTAAAATGGCTGTTGAGACCCCGCAGGTTCACGGCGTGGAGAACCCGGTCTACTCGGTGGTTATCCCCATCCGAGACCGGTGCGGCCACGCCCTCCGTCTCTGCCTGAAAAGCGTGGAACTGCAGACGCTTCAACCCCTGGAGCTAATCATAGTCGACTACGGCTCCACCGAGGAAAACCATGAGAAACTGATGAGACTACTCCCAGACTGCACCGTCTACCACTGTAAGACAGATGCACCCTGGAGCCTCTCCGTCGCCCGAAACATAGGGCTCCGACGGGCCACGGCGAGGACGTCGTGTTCCCTGGATGCCGACCTGATAATGGAGCCCCGCGTCCTCGAAGTCGCCCACCGGATACACACCGCCAAACCACGCACCTATATGAGCACCAATGTGACAATCCTAGACTTTGCGGCCGTAGACCCCGCCACCCTCACGCTTCCAGAAGACTACGACAAACTAGCTTTAGCACGCTGGACCTTTGGGTCAGAGGGATGGGGCGGCTTCGTGAGCGCCTCCACCGATTGGTGGCACGAGTGCCAGGGCTTCGACGAGCGCATGACGGTCTGGGGCTCTGAGGACGTGGATATGTGGAAACGTGCCGCCAGGGCGGGAATGAGTCGCTACCGGCTCTACGTCGCCGGTGAAGAGGGAACCACCGTATATCACGTGCATCACCCGAGCATACCGGTGAACGCAATTAGGGCTAAAGATAAAAAGGTCATAGCGGCCATAAAGCAGAACTCACGGTGGGCTCGAGTCACTAAGGGTGTGAGGCGTAACGACGAAGCCTGGGGGCTGTGGCGTGAAGATTAGCGCCGCCCTCATCGCCTGGTGTGAGGCGGAGACTATAGACCTCTGCCTTAAATCCCTCAAAGGCCACGCCGACGAGGTCGTGATCTCCGACACAGGTAGCTTCGACGGAACCGTCGGCAAGGCTCGGGAGTGGCTTGACAGACTAGACTTGCCGGGCGAGGTTTTCAGCGTCACGATTCGAGGGCTCGGTCAGGCCCGCCGGGCAGCGATAGAGAAATGCACGCATCCGTGGATACAACTGGTAGACGCGAACATCGTCCTCACTGAGGCATTGAAGAAAGAGCTAAGACAGTCTGCTGAGGGAGGGCGTCCCGGTATGGTTCGCAGCTTAAACCTGATGGGCGACTATGAGCATTACTTCACATCCCTCCCGTTCCATGCTCATCATAACGTATTATTCCCCCGTGACGCAATTCGGTGGCGAGATGACTTCGACTACCCTCTTCCAGTCTCGGGGCGAATCCTGCTGAATAATTGGGCAGTGAGCCTCAGCCGGGTAAGGCCGGCGTGGCGCTACTGGCTCCGAGGTGAGCCCTTCAAACCGGAGACGGGTCGCGAGTGGCGGACGCCGGAGAACCGGCAACTGCAATGGCAATTCTCGGGCGGCCATCACCCCTCACTCCTGGAGTACGTAGAGGCCGAGGAGGGACTGACCCTTGAGGACGTGAAGCGCATCGCCCCCACCTGGTTCCTAGACCTGTTGCAACGCTATGCAGCACCATTAAAGGAGAGTCACCGGCAAGGGCTTCCCGAGGTTATTAGGGAAGAACAGAGAAACCCACGGTACAAGTTGGTCTATGAGGGAGGTGAAATCGTTGGGCGATGGCCCGAACTCTAATGTAGCTGAATCATCAGGAATCCAATCGTCTAAACCCAAAGTCTCGTTAATAGTGACGAGTCATAACCAGATTATGTATAGCCAGATGATGTATTCTTCTCTGAAAAAGTACACTCGATACCCCTATGAACTTGTCTGGGTTGATTGTATAAGCACCGATGGAACGAGGGAGTGGCTTAATTCGGAGCTACACAAGGAAACCGTGAAAGTCTTCGTGCCAAAAATTGGGATAGGCGAGGCGATGAACATCGGCTTCAGTAAATGTAGCAAAGAAAGCGAATACATTGGTGACTTGGACAATGATTTGATTCTAACAGAAGGTTGGCTTACGAGATTGATCCAGCATATGGAGATGGACAAGAAAATAGCAGTGTGCCAGGCACTATGGAGTCTCCGTGGAAAAGATCCGGAGAAAATACATGAATTTGCACGGACTATAAAGAATAATAACGGCTTGAAGAAAATGTGGTGGGTTAATGGGAGCCACACCCTCTTCAGAAGAAGTGCTCTTGAACAAGTTGGACTTTGGAACCCTATTTACTGGATGGGTGAAGATAAGGATATTGGGATACGGTTATCAAACGCTGGCTTTAAGAATGTAATTGCTTTGAATACATGTGTTTATCACTTTCAGGGGAGAACTACTAGCGTGATAGAAAAAACTGATCCAGAATGGAACAAACACAGGATAGAGTCAAAACGTTTATTAGATAAACTGTATGGTTCACGTAAACGGTAGGCTGGAAAATCGCTGGATTGAATGTAGACTTGCTAACATATGAAAACGTTCTATCTAGATCCAAGATGAAAAGTGACATAAATAAACACCTGACTCGCCTCTATAAGCTAACTGCCAATATCCCTTTTAAAGAAAAGGTTGTAGTAGAACTTGGGGTGAGAAGTGGAGAGTCTACAACAGCATTGTTAGCTGCTGTAAACGATACAGGTGGGCGATTAATCAGTGTGGATATAGCAGAATGCAACAAGACTAGAAGACGATTGAAAGGAGAACCCAATTGGTCTTTTATCCATGGAAACGATATAGAGATCATCAAAGAATGGGACAAGCCAATAGACCACCTATTCATTGATACGAGCCATACCTTTAAACACACTCTTGCAGAACTCCGTGAATGGGGGGACTGGGTTAAAGAAAATGGAATAATGTCCCTTCACGACACAACTGCACAGAACTATCCTGATCTTATGAAAGCAATAGAAAAATATCTTGAAGAGAATCCAACATTTTTATTTACTAATTATCCCGAGTGTTTCGGTCTTGGTGTTATACAAAAACAGTCTAATGCTTTACCCAAGGAGTATTGGGAAGCTTGTAGATGGTATTTGAATGATGCTTACGACTTAGATATAGATGATAAAACATCTTTTTATCCACAGAGATATTACGAAATTGCTGACGTATTAAAATCATTGGAGCCAAACCCCCAAAAAATATTGGAGGTTGGTTGCTTAACTGGTTACGGCATCAACATTTTGGAAAGTAGAGGCTTTGAGATCTATGGAATAGAAATTTATGGAAGGGCAATAAGAAAAAGGGTGTCTGATCACATCATTAAGGCTTCAACGGAGACCTTGCCCTTCAGGAACAAAAGTTTTGATGCCGTGATTAGTCTTGGAGTCCTGGAGCATATACACAGATCCGGCTTGGATAGGGTCCTCCTTGAAATGGACAGGGTCGGTAAAGCAAACATCCATAGAATACACATGAAAGGTTTTGGTCGGTTTTGGAATCGTTCTTGGCACATAACGGTCGAAAACATAGGTTTCTGGAAAACCTTGCTTGAAAAACTTGGGATTGGGGAGCATTGGCACTTGTATCATGAACCTTAATAATTCTTAGGAGGAAAATATTGATGAAATGTCTCGTAACCGGGTCCGTTGGCTTCATTGGAAGCCATCTAGTTAACTACCTGAAATCCAAGGGGCACTGGGTAAGAGGGGCCGACATAAAAAGTAGAAGCGATTGCTACCTAGAAACCAAGGAAGACGAGTTTCTACAGATCGATTTGAGGCTCTTCGAGAACGCGGTTTCCGCCCTAACCGACGTTGACTGGGTCTTCAACTTGGCGGCCGACATGGGGGGCATAGGCTACATCACCGAGTACAACGCCCCGATAATGCATAACAATTCCCTTATCAACCTCAACATGCTTAAGGCATCCCGCCTCGCCGATGTGAACCGCTACTTCTTCAGCAGCTCGGCGTGTACCTACAACCGCGACCTCCAAGCGGAACCTCATTCCCCGCCCCTTAAGGAGAGCAGTGTATTACCGGCCCACCCAGATTCGGCCTACGGGTGGGAAAAGCTGTACGCCGAATTGCTTTGCAAGAGCTACGAACATGACTACGGGCTTCCCGTTCGGATTGCCCGATTCCACAATATTTACGGCACCCACGGGACTTACACGGGAGGGCAGGAGAAGTTCCCGGCCGCGGTCTGCAGAAAGGTGGCCGAGGCTCCTGATGGGGGCTCGATCATTCTCTGGGGTGACGGCAAACAGAGGCGGAGCTACCTCTGGGTGGACGACTGCTGCGAGGGTTTCTACAGGCTGACTCAAAGCGGTTTCAGTGATCCGGTTAACATCGGCACGAGTCGGAGCGTCGGCGTGGACGAGCTGGCGCACGTGGTTATGGGGATAGCTGGGAAGAACCTGACGATTGAACACGATCTCTCGAAACCACAGGGTGTCCGAGGAAGGAACGCAGACTTAACCTTGCTTCGCAAGGTTTTGGATTGGGAGCCAAAAGTCAGTCTTGAAGATGGTATATCTAAACTCTATCACTGGATTGAAGAACGGGTGAATTAAGAGCTAAAGCTGAACGATGTTATCAGGAAACCCTAAAATGAAAATCCTGTTTCTAAGACGCCGATGCGAGGGCCTCGTAGGCGCACCAGGAAAGTATCATGAGTTCGAGCAAGCGGTCGGTAAACTAGCAGAATGCCAATGGGCGGGAGAAGGGTGGCCCCTGCATAAGCCGAACGAGTTCATGAATGAAACCGTGAAACGGGTGATGCCGGACGCCGACTGGGTGTTCGATAGGGACGACGGATTCAACCCGCCGAGCAACCGACACTATAAAGTCGGCGCCTTCCTCTCAGATCTACACGGAAAATGGAGTAAAAACATTCAAACCCCACGCGGTTTTGTGAACTTGATAAACACCGCTGGATACGACGCCGTGTTCCTGAAGTATCTTCACATCTACGGAACCTCGGCGCCTCCAGACCTGTTTCTTAAGAGCCTCAATCCCCGCGTATATTTCCTTCCTTGGAGCGTGGACCCAGATAAATTCAAGCCGCTTGAGAAGACGATAGATGCAGCGTTCCTCGGAAGGAAGGGACCCGTTTACCCGCTTAGAAACAGGTTGTGGAGGGAACTACCCCAATTCTGCGGGGAACGGAGGCTACGGCTGCTTATGAGGGAGCCCCCTAAGCTGGAAAGCTTCAAGAGAAAAATAAGCGATTACAAGGGGGATAGTCGCTACATTGTCGGTGAAGACTACGAGAAAACGCTAGGGCAGACGAGGATGCTTCTCTTCGGCTCCAGCAGATACCGTTATGCTATACAGAAATACACGGAGGGCGCAAGCACGGGATGCTTGGTTATGGCTGACGAGCCTAGCGACGCGGCGGCCCTCGGACTCGTAGATGGCGAAACCTATGTGACCATCACGGCGACCAACTGGAAGCACAAACTGGATTATTACCTGGGTCACCCCTCTGAGGCTGAACGTATAGCGGGCAACGGCAGACGCTTAATCTTGGAGCGACACACTCATAGGCATCGAGCTGAAGAGTTTCTGAGGAGTTTAGAAGATGGGCTTTAGAGATGGAGCACGTAGAACCATAAAACGGTAACAGGAGAACGTGAGTTAAAATGGCAGCGATTAGATATTGTTCGACCCTAGATGTTAGCATCCTTGGGCAAGTTGAATGGCAGCAACTTGGCTTCGGATCCATCACCTACTTCAATGACTGGGTGCATGGCACCCTCATCTACAAAGCCATGGACTTCATAGACAACTATTGCCGCCACAACTTTCAGCTCAACGCGGGAACCATCACAATGGATGGCACGGGAAAGGAGACCCAACACATCCCACCCCACGCCAAAACGACGGGGTTAATGCCACCCCCCTCCTCGGCTCCATTGACTTCAACGCTTCCCGTCAACCTAATGCCAATCCCTCTCATGGAAATAACGGAAATCAAAATTGAGGGAGTAACACAAACACTAACGAACTTCCAAACCTATACCGCCCACATCACCCATAGAGACAACGTTTTCGCCCAAGGACGGCAGAACGTCGCGGTCATCGCCACATTCGGCTACGGAACCATTCCACACGACATCCAATACGTTTGTGCAGAGTTATGCTCAAACATCATGGCAGACATGATTAGAAGGCGGACACTCGGCGACCTCATAACACCAGTCCTAGAAGGCGGCGGAAACCTGAACATGCTTTTCAGGTCACCGAAGGTACTCACAGAAAACGAAAAATCGATCTTAAACAAATATCGTTATCACGCGATGGAGATAACCTGATGGCAACGACCACGATCCCAGAGGAGATCATCGCGTCGCTCGCGACGAACTGGGGTTTACTAACGCCCCTTGACGCCGGGCATCTGCATTTTGACGTGGGTTGGGTGGACCGGAAGCAGCTTAGAGCCACGAACGTGAACGCCCAGATAATCGTCAGCGGCCCGATAGCGTCTCCTATCAGGTATTTCGGATCCGATCTAGGAGTCGCGCCGGGCACACTGCTTCCGGGGCTGGTCTTGATGAGTTTCCACCGGTACGTGGTGAACGTCTGGGTGCCAATCCCACCGGGCGACGAGACGGATACTTGGCGCGACTACGCTGAGCAGATACGGTACGAGGTTGTCCGAATACTGAATGAGGAGAGGACTAACTTCACCTGCACCAAGATAGCTTTCGAGATCCCGCTTGACGAGGGCGTAGCGCACCACGAGATGGATGCGTCGCCAAGGATTCTGCGTTACGAAATAACTTTTCAGGTGAATCATGTCAGTTAAATGAGGTACAAGAAACTATGTATAAACAAGGGTTTAAACACTCTGAAGAAACCAAGAGAAAAATGTCCGAGAGTCACCTGAAAAACCCTACACGTTATTGGCTGGATAAGAAACTATCCGAAGAACATAAAATAAAAATAAGTAATGCCCATAAAGGAAAAACACTATCTAAAGAACACAAACAAAAAATTAGCAGGGTTTTAAAAGGTATTATTACATGGAATAAAGGGCAAAAAGGAATATACTCAGAGGATCATAGAAGAAAAATAAGTACATCCTCGAAGGGAAACAAACATAATAAGGACCGCAAGGCTTCTGAAGATACAAAACGAAGAATGTCGGATGCTCAAAAGAAAATAACTCATTCGGGTAGATTTAAAAAGGGAAACATGCACCGCTATTATGAAAAAACATTTTCAGAAGAACATAAAAATAAAATTCGAGAAGCTAGACTAAAACAGGTTTTTCCCCAAAAGGATACTTCTATTGAAGTCGCTATGCAAAACGAATTAACCCAACGAGGAATTATTTACGAGAAGCATCTTCCGGTTTGCGGGGTGTGCCAGCCTGACATAGTTTTTCCAGAGAGAAAGATCATTATTCAATGCGATGGTGATTACTGGCATAACTTGCCTGAGATGGTCGAGAAGGATAGAAGGCAGGACAAGGCTCTTAGAGCGAATGGGTGGCAGGTTCTTCGTTTCTGGGAGCACGAAATTAAAGATAATGTTCAAAGATGTGTAGATGAAATAACGTTCCAGGTAAACCATATTAGTTAAGTTTGGAGTTGAGACTATGGAGAAAGTAAGAATCGGAGAAGGTATCCGAAGATACACGTTTGACGAGTTGAAGGAGGAGATGACTGAGGAGGACGCCCTGTTCGCAGGGACCGCCGCCTTCGTCATATCTATGAACTGGATCGACTACCAGCGGCTTAAGAAGCATCTGAGCATGATCCCGGAGTTCAGGGTAGTGTACAAGACCTTTTCGACCACCCATCTTCGAATCGTCAAAGTAGAGCAGTACGACGAATATCTTTTATGGCGGAAAAATAAGGAGAATAAAGATGGAATATAATAGCGAGTTCATTCAAAAACTAATTGAAAGACCGATGTTCAGTGTACTAGAAGAGGCTTATAATATACGGGATAGACAGAGTGCAGTTTGTCGTTATTGGGCATACACAGAATCAGAAAAGACGCATCGACAAAAGCTACAAAAACAATATTATTTAGAAAATAGAAACAAAATATTAAAACAAAAGAAAGAATACTGCCAGAAAAACAAGGTCAAAAGACTAAGCAAGGCAAAGGAATATTATTTAGAGAATAGAGATAAAATAAAGAATTATCAAAAACAACACCGCGAAGAAAACGAACCTAGACTTCTTCAAGAGTCAAGAGATCGTTATCAGAAAAATAGAGATAGAAATTTACTTTACGCAAAGAAGCGACACCAAATGAATAAAGAAACGGATAATAAAAAATCAAGGAATCGTCGCAAAGAGATGCGTTTAGAGATCTTAAAAATTCTAGGCGGCGAATGTCAAAGATGTGGTATTACCGATCATCGAGTTTTACAAATAGATCACGTATGTGGTGGTGGAAAAAAGGAACTCAAAAAAGGTGGAAATTACCACGTAATGAAAAACATTATTAAAAACCCAGAATGCAAACATAAATACCAGTTATTATGTGCAAACTGCAACTGGATAAAAAGGCATGAAAATAAAGAGTATCAAAAAGGACGAATTAGAGATAACTAGAGTGGAGGAAACATAGAGATGAATGAAATAGGTGACCTAGATCTATCAGAGGAACAGCTTAAGCGTAAGCTTAAGACAATGAAAACCCAGCCAAAGGAAAAGGAGAAACCAGAGGCCCCTAAGAAGAAGACGCGTGCAGAGGAAAACATTGAGCGGGAGGCGAGGCTTGAGGGCGCCGTGGATACGGAGGAGAATGAAGAGTCCGCCGACACAGCGGCGCAACTATCCATCCGCGACCGGTTGATGCGGCGAACCGAGAAGACGGTGTTCAAGACGGTGTTCAGGGATGACCTCGGTGACTTCGCCGTTGAGACCCGGCTGATGACGAGCAGTGAACGCAGCGACGCGTTGAGGATGAACCAGATGCTTGGGCAGGGTCGGGAGGATCTTTCTAAATACGATGAAGCCATCAAAGGACTGAAGGAGCTTGCCGCGGAGATATGTGTGACGCCGGGGCTGGACGAGTACCTGAGATCAGGTGACGTCGGCGACGACGTCGTCGTCGCGATGGTGCTGAGAAGCGTCTACGGGACCCTGGAAAAGGTGGGGGAAGCCACATCCTTTCGCAAGGAGTAATGTCGGCCAGTTCTATATGGAGCTATGCAGCGTCACCGGTATGACTCTCCGCGAGCTCGGGGAGCTTCGACGGGTGGATCCTGAGCAATATGCGTTCCTTGAGGAAGGCCTTGCGGAGCGTAATAGGCGTATCATTCAGAGCCGTAGGAGTAGAAGATAAGCGATGAGTCTCAGATTTTCTATAAAATGGGATAACCTCGACAACTACAGTAGATACCTAGCTTCAGATATGCCTCAGGCATTCGAGGAATCCGTCGTGGAGGCTCTGGATAAGGGTGCTGACGCCGCACGGGATCGGGCTAAGGAACTTGTCGCTGTTGACACGGGGTCACTACAGAAGAGCATCCGTAAAGAACGCCACGCGTGGCCCGCAGGTAACATCACTTACGTGGGGATCAGGGCAGGCGGCTATGTGGTGAACCCGAAGACTAAGCGGCTCGTCGACTATGCGATTTATGTTGAGTATGGCACAAGCAGGCAAAGGCCACAGCCATACATGAGGCCGGCGATCATATGGGCATCCAAGCAGATCGAGGGAAACTTCTGGAAGGCGTTAAGCAGGCGAGTAAAAGTTGAGTGAAGGACCGATAATCACTGGCCGTTTGCGGCTTAAGGATGAGACAGGTAAGACACTGGACTCGCTTAGAGGTAAAATAGGGTCAGTCTTCGGCATCATAGCGAAGAGCGTCATGGTCGCCGGCGCCGCCGCCGTGACGGGGATGGGGTTATCCATCAAAGCGGCTGCCGACTTCGAGGAAGCCCTCACCAGAATCATAGCGGCGTCAGGTAAGACCGGTGAGGAGGCGAAGAACCTTGAAACCGCTTTATCTGACGCAGCCAAGGCGGCGGGCCCCGAGTTCGGGATAAGCGCGACGAACGCCGTAGTCGCCCTAGAGGCCCTCGTGAAGGCGGGTCTTGAGGGAGAGGAGGCCATAACAGCGCTTCAGGGGGCGCTGCAGCTCGCGGCTCTCGAAGGAATGGGTACTGCTGAAGCCTCCAACATGCTCGTATCGGCGATGACGATGTTCGGCCTCGAAGCTGAGGACGCAACCCACATAATCGACATGTTCTCGGCTGCCGCTGACGCAGGCATAGACGCCGCAGGGGGCTATGCGGCGGGCCTCTCAAACGTAGGGGCCACGGCTAACGCCATGGGACTCAGCATGGAGGAGACGATGGCTGCCCTTGTGCAACTTGACAAAACGTTCGGCGGTGCCCAGGAGTCCGGGACATTCCTCAACCGCATGCTTCTTGACATGACTTCGAAGGCGGACAAGGCAGGACTCGAACTCTATAATGTGGACGGCTCGATGAGGAGTCTGGACGACATCATGGGGCAGGTTCGTGAGGTCTTACAGGGATTCGGAGATGACCAGAAGGCAGTCAACGAGTGGCTGGGGCAGTTCGACATGCGAGCCCAGAAAGCCATCCTCGGTCTCGCTGGCTATGATGAAAGCATCTACGAGACTCAGAGAGACCTTGAGCAGATGCGGTCGGCGCAGGATAAAGTCAACTTGGTTCTCGACACGTTTGCGGGGCGTATGAAGATAGCGGGGTCTCGCATCCAGGTGATGGCTGTGAGTCTAGGGGAGCGGCTGATGCCTTACGCCCTCGGCGTGTTAACCGTATTTGAGGACTGGATGCCAGTGATCAGCGACCTTATCGACGACTTCGCCACCTTCGCAACTAAGATTTTTGATGTGGCGGGCGCCCTCGCGGAGGGCGACTGGGACGCAGCGTTCAGAATCATAGAGGAAATCTACAGCGGCATATCAAGCAAATTCGTGGAGTGGTTTAACGAGATCGATTGGGATGGGGTGTGGGCTAAAGCCAGGGCGTTCCTCGGAACCCTCTACGAGAGATTCATGGGTTGGGCTGGGGACATAGCGTCCTTCTTCATCGCTTGGTGGGGCAAGATTGACTGGATCGCCGTATGGAGTGGACTTCAAACCTTCACTGAGGGTCTATTCGATACGATCAAAGGGTGGGCCGGCGACATCGCCACGTTCTTCGTTGACTGGTGGGACGCCACAGACTGGGACGAGGTGTGGGGCGGCCTGAAAAGATACGTCACTTATCTATGGGATAAAGTCGCGGGATGGGCCGGGGACATAAGCACCGCCTTCCTCAACTGGTTCGGAACCGTTAACTGGTCAACCGTCTTCGGCGGACTAAGCGACTGGATGGACGCTTTCTGGGGTTGGCTCTTCGGCAAGGCGGTGCCGGACATAGAAACGGCTTTCACTGAATGGGTGGGCACGGTCGACTGGTCCGCCGTCTTCAAGAGCCTGGGATCGTTTGCCGTTAACCTTCCCTTATGGATATTTGAGCAGATCAGTAAAGCCCCTCAAAACATCGGGTACTATATAGGCGAGCATATTAGAGAAACAGATTGGCGTGAGGTCTTCAGTGCCATCGGGGACGGGATCGTTGACACTCTTAAGGGCGCCGCGGACACGTTCCTTGACTGGATGCCAGACTGGCTTAAGGAACTGCTCGGCCTCAAGAAAATAGAGGTTCCTGCACAGCCTAAACCGCCTGCGCCAACACCCCCCGCGCCGACACCGCCAAGAGATGGAGACAGAGATGGGGCGCCAACGCCTCCTGCACCAGCACCGCCCGTACCAACGCCCCCAGCGCCGACGCCACCCACACCATACATTCCGGAGGGTCCGTGGGGCGGCGCCGAGAGGTTCGCAGTCCAACACGGATTCGAGGGTATGGTGACGAAGCCGACTCATTTCCTCGCCGGCGAAGCTGGGTCCGAGTACGTGAGCGTCACGCCCCGGGGTGCCCTGGCGGAGCGAGGGAGTGGCGACATCAACATCAATGTGACTGTGGGGTCTATGGAGTCATCGGAGGATGCGAGGCGTTACGCCGTCGAGTTCGCTGATGAGGCCGTGAGGGAGCTTAGAAAGAGGGGGGTTACCATGTGATCGGGAAGATCAAGATCGAAGGCGTCGAGAAGCCGCACATGGGCCAGTTGAATGTTGAATGGGACGTCAGTACCCTCGACAGCTTTAGGGCTACGCTCCGCGTGGCCGAGGACTTGGCCGGATACGCTGAGGCCACGATCGAGCGAGACAACATCGAAATATTCGGCGGGCGGATTCAGACCCCGAAAATACGCTTCGGCGCCGAGGGGACGGGTATGACCGTGGAGGGCTACGACTACACGATTATGCTCCAGGACTACCTGACGCCCGCTCAGAGCATCGTAGACAAGACGACGGCGGCCGCCCTCGCCCTCATATTAACTAACTGGCCGCACGCCATAGCCCCAATAGATGGGGCTTTCGCCTACATATCGCAGCTAGAGGAATGGGAGACGAGCCTAGAGTTCCTCAGGGACATCGAGCTTTACACCGACACCTGCATCGAGTTTGCCATTACCGACCCCGAGATAAACAACGAGTTTCGCACGGGAACCATCCAGTCATACAGTGCAGGGGGGCTGCATAACTGCTTCTTCTACGACGGGACGACGCAGCGGTTCTACATATTCTACCGGGAAGGCGGCGACATCTGCTACGACCGCAGCGTCGATGGCGTAACATGGACACGGGTGGTCACCCCATACGCCTGCCCGTCCAACCACTTCAGCGTGGCCTGGCATGACAACAAAGTTTACCTCTTCTTTGAGGGTGCTGCGAACGTCACTGACCTCTACAGGGGCACGATAAACGACCCGGATGGTGTGATTAACTTCGTTTGGAGAGATGGAGACATATTTGCGAACCCGAATGCGATGAGGTTCGGCCCCGTCTGGGGCAACGAAGGACATATCTGGGTGGTCGAGGAAGTTGCGAATGGTCGGGCGTGGGAGTCTGAAGACGACGGGGCGAGTTGGAACGCCAGATTCGTGGGTCCGGCAGACCACAACCTTTGGGGAGTAGTCCCTAGAAGGATTCTGTATGGTGCCGGCGACATGATCGGCTTCGTATTGAATGATGTTGTCGATGATTTGGAGGAGTGGCTGTATGATAAGTCGGTGCCCTCATTCACACGCACCAGAAAGATTTGTGATACCACCGGCGACATAGACGCGCTGCAGGCCACGGTAAGCCACCACTATTACAACCCTTGGGTCTGCTTTCGCGACGGAACCACGATCTATGTTTACAGCCTTTTTGGAGCAGTATGGAGCAGTCGGTACTCTGGCACAGTTGGAGATTATGATGGTAGCTTCAGCTTCTGCTGCGACGCAGGTGAAGCGGCTTACCTGATCTATAACCAACCAGCCGGGTCCTTTGTCATTAAGTTGGGAGGGGCGGGTGATGTTACTTGGCCAGTAACATCCACTTATATGTGGTATCCCTCCGGCACAATTTTTGGAGGATCTAACCCCTTCGCGGAGGAAGGAGACTTAGGGGTTTTCTTCTGTGCATTAGACTCAGACGCTGACGGTTGGTTCATACTCTTCCCGCCGACGGGGATAAGGCTCCACGAGTTCTCCAATTCCGGGTCGTTCCGAGCGGACGCCGTTACCACTAGCGGGGTTCAATGGGGGCTACTTACCTCTGAAAACATTGAGGTCCTCGACGACTGGAGCATCCTCGATAATGCTAACGTGTTGCTCCTCGACGGCATCGAGACGACCTACGACCTGCACTACGACGGCAGCTTGGACCCGGCTGAGAACGTTGTCAAGGTCAAATGTGATTTGTACCGTCTTGTTGCCCAACAGCCATACGTTTCGGCCTTCGCTATTTCGGAGCGCCTTGACGAGGTTACTATGGACACGGACTATGAGGACTGCTTCATAGGCGTCTCAAGGCTCGCCGATCTCGCTGGTGCCGAGTTCTGGGTGGAGAAGGCCGGTGGCGTCTACACGCTTTACTTCTCAACTCGGCGGGGTAGTGACAAGTCCAACCTTGTGGTGCTGAAAAGTGCCAAGACGGCGGACTACCCCACTGTTGAGCCGAATATAAAGTTTCTGGAGAATACCTTTGACTGGGACCGATACGCGAACTGCATAAAGGTGATCGGCGGAACCGTGGACGGAGTCCGAGTCGAGGGAACGGTGAAGGATCCCACGGAGATCGCCGCCTTCGGCCAGGAAGTCTGGAAGACGCTTCGGGACGCCGACATACTTACGGTGAGCATGGCGGTACAGCGGGGTTACATTGAGCTTCAGAGACGGAATGCTGTGTCGCTTCGCATCACGGGGCGTTTCCTCGACGAGTATGATCCGAAGGATATAGAGATCGGTGACAGCGTGACCCTTGTGGCCGAGTGGGATGATGGCGCCCTGAAGATCTCTGGCTCTCACAGGATCATCCAGCTTTCAAGGGATTACGGCGCGGACGGTGAACAGGTAAGCGCCTCGTTTAGCAACCAGATGAAGGCGGCTGAGTATTGGGCTTATATGAGCAAGACGGCCACTCTTGAGCGGTGGTTCACAGCGTAGACATGAGGTGAATTGATGTGACACAGATCGGCGTAGCTGTAGTGGATATTCCGGAGGAGTATCGTTACAGTCAGTACGGGGTGGTCCTGGGGGGCGCCGTGGACCGGGACGAGGATCTGCATAGCATGAGGGAGCTCTTCGCCCTATGCCGGACGGGCACGGCAATACATAACATTCCGGGGCGGCGTCCCATTGGAGAGGATATGGACGAGGAGCTGCGCAACACGCAGTACGTGCAGTTCAGCCATGGCGACCGCCCGATAACAGGCTGGTATCTGCTCAGGAGCTTCAGCCTCTTCCAGGACGAGACACCCATGGGTGCCGACCGCGCCACCTATGCCTTCACCGTGGACCTATTCTTCCTCGGAACCGTCACCTATTACGTAGCGGGCTTTGCGTTGAAGGACCTCGAAGCAGCAGTCTCGGATTGGGGGATATAGATGGCTGATTACTTCCACACAATGTCATATGGGAAGGAAGAATCGTTAAAGGAGTTGAAATGACATGCCGATGGCGGAAATAGGTTTACCTGTCTCAAGTCAGAACCTGAAAATAACTCATAACGGCGTCGACTATAACCTCGTCGAATCCGTTTTCACGGCTCCGGCGGTGGCGAGCACTCGTATAGAAGCCAGGTCGAGCAATGCCGTTGACAACACGCAGAACCTTGTGGTATATGGCATAGTAGCCGGAGCCCCAGTCTCAGAGAGCTTCGCGCTTAACGGCACCACATGGGTGAATGGAGCCCTGGACTTCACCGAGGTCTTCGAGGCCTACCTAGACGCTGTCTGTGCGGGCACCGTCTCGATCAGGGATAGCACCGCCGTCGTCCTCGGAACGATAGCCATCGGCCGTCGGGTGCTCAGCCCCGACGTATTCAAGCGTGTCGGCAAGGACGGCAACGAGGTTATCCTGCCGCTCTGCGGGGGCTGCGAGTTCGTCGGCGAGGTCCTTGAGGGCCAATTTAAGAAGGACTGGGACGCCGACATAGTCACCTTCACGGCACGGATCAATGGCGTGGTCACGGGCATGCTGGAGATGGGCGGCGAATCTGACTCCGATGGCACCTTGAGATATGGCTGGATCAACAACCATCACCCCTTTGTTCTGATGAACAAGGCGGAGCTAACGGTTGAGCTGGAGATCCCGACGGCGGACACCACTACGCCAACTTATGACATATACTTCGAGTTCTACATACGAGACCAGAAGGAGTTAACCACACCGTCAAATGATCCAAACTTCATCATGGTACGACACTTCGTAGACCAGAACGGCCTAATTCTGCAGCTATACAAGGAGGTGGGCGGCGTCAACACGCTTCTGTGGGACGGTTCCACCGCAGACGGCGACAGCATCTTCAGCACCACCGCCGACCAGTTCTGGATATTCCGATTCGTCTTCCACGACGGCCACGCCGGCGAGGCGGCCCCGGCGGATGACAGGCACATGCACGTCTACGCTAAGCACGGCGCCAGCCGGGCGACCGCTGAGGCGGCGACGGAGGAGGAACTCTATGACACCGTTGGCACCCAGGCGAGCCCCTACGACATAAGCGATCTGCTCTTCAAGGTGGGCTACCCGGCGTATCAGATCATAACTGCAAACGAGATATGGTTCGGCGATTCGGTGGGCTCCGGCCTTGAGGCGATAAGCACTTACCTGCGCACCAGTTACCCCGCCCTCTTCGCGTTGAAGTACGACTTCACGGACGCGGACTATGGGGATGGGGATGTGTGTCTCTACGATGGAGATCCGGCGTTAGCGACTTCACAGCGTGTTTACGATGAAGATCACGAATTCGCGTCTGATGCTTACTTACAAAACGGTTTGTTGAGGCTTCACGTAGATGCGGGTGTTGATGGACTGAAACTATATTATTGGACGGGGGCAGTATGGGCTCAACCAGTTAAAACCATAAATATGGCTCTCGAAACGGACGTCATCTCTTTAAGGTATGTTCATCTACTTGGGGTGAATCAGGTTTCCCCCGAAAAAACAAGTATACGGCTAAAGTTCACGGAGACAGCGGTTAACGATAATAATTTTTATATAATTATGACCATATCGCTTCAGAGGGGAAAATGGTCTTTAGAATGTATCATCACCAACATTCAACCAGAACAACCCACCCAAATTGGAAACTTATCGAACATTCCTAAAATGAGGTGGGGATATGTTGGAGATGGTAAAATTGGTGACGAGGATGTATCTGTATCTGGAACAAATACCACGTTCACAGACAACTTTTTATTAATATTTGATGATGGTGACGCCGTTGTTTTCACGGTATCTATGAACAAAAAACCAAATAGTGCCCCCTTAAGATTTATTACTTCTACTGGTGGTCTGCTTGTGGCGGATGCCTTCAGCCCCGCAACAGCATTAGAAAACACATTCTGGTTATCATTAACTCCGTTCCCTCTTGTCGCTAATCTCTTCAAGGAAGCTGAGGACGCTACGCTGGGCGCTGGGGCGGCGAGGCTGTTCGGGGAGCCGGCGGTTGGGTCAGCGAACTTGCAGGCGTTCAGCGCGGGGGCGGATGTGGGCAACGTGTTGACGATCATCGGCGACGTGGGCGGCGTCAGGACGACGGACACGATCACGCTGAACGGCGTCGCCGTGGTTCCCGGCACGGAGGACTTCGACCGCGTCTACATATTGAAACTAGCCCCGGCGGCGGGTAACAACGTGACGGTGCAGGACAGCCTCGGCAACCCCATACACATCATACCCGCAGGGACGACCCTCGTGAGTAATTGCGTGATACTGGACGCTATAACCGAGTACGTCCGATACAACTTCACTGCTGGCACCGACCTGCCCGCTGGAAGGTACTTCGCCTTCTTCCGTGTGGCGGATCAGTTCCAGGTGGCGGACGACATAGCGTTGAGGGTCACCAACGCTACGGATGGTGAGCAGCGGGGCGAGCAGAACAGCGAGTTCACCGTCACTGCGCCTGCGGCGTCTGCGTATGGGTACTATGGGGAGGTCTTCGACATACTTGAGGAGGACGTGGCGGGGCTGAATACCATAGGTATGGTGGTGACGAAAGACACGGGCGGCGGCAACGAAATCTACGTCGACTACTTCCTCTGTATTCCCATCGGAGACGGACGCGATTGGCCGGGTGACCTTGCCCACGCAGCCCTGCGCACCTTCACGAAGCCGAGGCGCCTCTACGTCCGCTGAGAACAGAGCAAGGAACCGACCAACCCACAAGAACCCTTATATATTGTTACCCGTACCCCAATGTGGTGATGAATACGACAAAAACGCAAATTATGAAGCGCGGTTTACTATTTTTAACCGTTTTCCTAATCACATTAGGAACCATATCAATGGCGCTTCCGTCAGATAGCCAACTCAGCGAAGTCATTGGATACATCGAGGAATGCCGGGACATACACATATTATGGGTTGATTACCTCACCGAGAATAGCGAATTTGACTCCTCCCAAGTCGGCGATGTTCAATGGCACCAGGAATGGGTTGAACGATACAACGAAACCCTTGACATCCTGTATGATACGCGCCGTCTAGCCCAGCTGGTTAACCCGTTCTCCCTTCCCTGGACGCCGAGCGACCGTATATCTGCCTCCCTGATTCTGGCAGCCTCGACCAGCCAACCTTAAAGACGGATAGTTTCTGACCATATTCACCTACGCGTCAGGGGGCTCCTTGTCACGCCCCAAAACCTAATAAAAATAGATATTCTAGGCACCATGAAGCAGCACCTTCATACACACAATGGATTTAAAAACATCTCCCCCCTCCTTCTTTAATTGATGAAAGTTGAGTGAAGAGAACCCTATCTGCAGGATCACGAAGCTAGAACATCCCTATACCATGCCCATCGACGGAGATCTCCAGATTGGAATCGAGTACAATAACACTAGCGTAGAGGGACCAACGTTCTACAGGACGAGAAAGCCTGGCACCTGGGACTTTAAAATGATGGCGGACATACCCAGCCACAGCCCAGGGGAACTGCATGGAGGCCATACCTACTATGCCGTTCCAAAAGGTCACCTGATCCTTCAGGTCGAGGTGGGACACGGCACATGGCTTAACCCGATAAAGATCACGGACACCAAGATGATAATCATCCTGCACCCCGACTATCCCGCACCCGATCCAAGCGACACGAAGGTCATCGTTGACATCGTTACGCCCCCTAAGATGTGGCCTGTAACGCAACGATTCTGGGCGGAGCCTGGATCAACCATAATGGCGGCTTGGATCTACGACAACCGAGAAGGGGAACATGCGTGGAGGGTTAAATACAGCCGTACAACTTCCGTTGACATAGGCGTGGTGCCTCTGGACTGGGTTGTGAACGGTGCACCTTTCGGATCATCATCTGAGGTGTACGAGATCGCCCCAGGGGAGACACATGTGATCGAGGTTAAGGCATCAACACCTGCCGACTACGAACCCAAACTCATTAACTTCAGAGTGATACCCGTCAACCCAGAGCTTGTGACACCTATCTAGGCACATTCACCCAAGGGTCAAGGGGCTTTTTGTCACACCCCAACAGGCAGTAAAAAATAAAGGGCGTATTTACCCACCATATTTTTATGAAAGACTTATATATTGTTACCCGTACCCTTGTGTGGTGATGAAAACGCCGAAACCAGGTTTTAAACAAATCACCCTTTCCGAGGAACTTAAGGATCAAATCCAGAGCAGAGCTAGAGCCGAGGGGTTGACTATGCCTGACTTACTCCGGAAGCTTCTCGAAACAAACTACCCAGATTACCCTGCTCCGGCGGGGGAGGAGAAAGAAAAATGAGCAAGGAGACAAGGTGCCGTGTCTGTGGTCGTCTGCTCACTGTCCCTGAGAGCGTGGATCGTGGGATAGGGCCCGTCTGTTGGGCACGCCTCAAGGCGAAAAACGGGGAGGCTGATGTATGATGGTCGAGTACAGGACGGTTAGCATCCCGAAGCCCCTCGCCGACGACGTCACAGCGCTCATGGAGGAGGTTGGGTACTGGCCGAGCCTCAGCGCCTTCGCCCAGGATGCCATCATCGCAAAGCTCAGGTCTTGCCGCGCGATGCAGAAGGCCACCAAAGAGAAAGCCGAGGATCATGCCCCGAATCCGGACCCAGGTGTCTGGAAGGAGCTCGTCAACATGGGTCAAGATACTGAGAGTCAGATGGACCCTAATGAATTATGCCCTAAAGGGTGGGCTTGGTGTATCGGAGACTGTGACTTCCGTCCAGATAATGGTAACTGTGACGACTGTGGTGAGTCTCTTGCCCCCTGTATGAAGGAGGCTAATGGGCTGATGGATGCGGAGCAAAGGACACATAAGTCTATCAAGTACACCAGAACCGTTCTCCCAAGCATCCTGCGTAACCCTCTTGCCCTCATAGCGATGTATGTTAATGACGTGGACCCAGATGACCTTCAGGACAAGGGGTACGACATCCTTGAGTACCTAGAGAAGACAACACCCGAGGAGGTTGAGGACGATGGTTGATGAGGACAGGTCCCTAGCAAACACTGAACAGTTGGCACTCGCCATCCCTATGATGCCCATCGAGGAACTTACGAAGCTGACGAACTACGTCGCCCAGGTCAAGGAGACCCTGATGACGAAGAACAAGGACTACTTCATCCAAGGAAACAAGCAATACACAGCCCGCAGCGGATTCGCCAAACTCGCCCAAGGCTTCGACCTGAGCGACGAGATACTATTGGAGAAGGAGATATACCAGGATGGCCGTTTCTACGGGTTCAACTACACTGTCTGCGTCTATAACCGACTGGGCAGGAGATCTACTGGAGTCGGCAGCTGCACCATCGATGAGCCGAACCTGATCCACCATAAGGATCGTCCCTACCATGACGTCCGATCCATAGCCTTCACCCGGGCTTGGAACCGCGCCGTCAGTAACTTCGTGGGGTCAGCCGATGTCAGCGCCGAGGAGATGAGTCTAGGCCCAGAGTTTGACACCCCACAAAGAAAAGCACCGGAAGACGCAGTCAGGGTTCAAGACTTCATGAAGCCCGTCGAGCTAAAGCTGCCGGAGTGGCTGCTCGCTGACGAATTGAACCGTGCAGAGGATTCATGGGACCAAGCCAAGGAGATGACTGAGGGCTGGATGAAGGCGGCGGGCTTCAACCTAGACGACTTTGAGGTGAAGTCGGACACCGTGAAGATCACCGTGAAACCCATAAAGGCAATCCCAGCGGAGGCAATGCCGGACATAACCGGCGTCATGCTCGCAGCAGGCTTCATACAACGCAACAGGATATTCCGGCTGAATAGAAAGGACGTGATCGGATGATGAAGGTAGTTAAACGGATCAGAGTCAACGCCCGGCTGCCTGACTACGAAGGCAAGTACCGGGACGAGATCACTCAGGAGTTCACCATAGAGCTTGAGGAAGAAAACGACATACTTGACGCCCTTATTGACAGGGTGAACGACGGGATGGCTATCCAGTTGGGTACAATGCTTAAAAAGATCGATGAACTGGGTGGCCGTGACTACACGGAGGCGACCTAAAATGGGTGAGCAGAAAATAACTCCGAAGTGCCCTAGATGCGGCGAGACTACCAACCAATATCTGCGGGGTTGGGAGGAGGGTTACATGAAGTACCGGTGTGGGCATTGTAAGAAATCGTACAAGGTGATGGAAGATGGGGAGGACATAGTCAAGTCGAGCCAGCTAGGCTTCCAGATAAACGACAAGGAGGCGAATCCATGAGTTCTCTAGACTTCAACAAGGTTGACAGAGTCATCGTTGACTTGAGGAAGATCAGGGAACTCAAATACCAGAGTTTGCGCCGCCTCGGTAAACTGCTGAACAGGAAACGGCTACCATGAAGGAGGCTGAGGGGTGATAATCACACAGGCCCTCCTGCAGCGACACCAAGGCACTATGCTCTGCAAAGGCTGCGGCGAACCTCTAAAGGAAGGCGAGAACGTTGCGCGACGTCGCGTAAACAGCCGAGCCCGGTATTTTCACTGGGGCTGCATCTACACAGAGGCGCGTGAGACGGCCGAGGAGGCTGAGGGCTGATGAGAGTAAAGAGCGTGTCAGACCTCGCCTTTAAAGCACTTGATTTTCTCACCGAGGATGAAGATGAACTCTGGGTGGCCCACATCGTATTCGACGGCCAGGCCAAGGAGACAGGCAAAATCCAAAAAATTATGAAACAAGACTGCGGGAACTCATACGACTCCGTCCAGCGAACACTGAAACGGCTTGTTGAGAAAGGAATCATCATCCGGGTACTTCAAGGCAAATATGAGCCAAACCTGGGGATGCTACTTCCCAAGATGATTGATCTCCTTGAAGCAGAGCAAGAGGCTGAGGGCGTTGAGTGATCTCGGACCCGTCTCTCAGGCTATCCTGGACTACATTCAGGAACGCCCCCAACCCATCGAGATATTCCGGATGATCCACGCCGTCTCCAAGGTAACGAAGACTTCTCACTCAAGTAAATGGTATTTCCGTCAACTCGTGGGGCTCCACATCGAGGGCCGCATAGAGGCGTCGATGGTTAGGCAAGGTGACAAGCTGGGCATCAGGTGGCGACGCCTACCGGAGTTTAAAGAGGCAGAGGGAGAGGTAGGTAAAAGTGAGTGAGAGTGCACTCTGATCATTTATTTATATCAACCATTATTTTTATGACAATCCATTTAATCAGATAAAAATAAATATATCTACGAATCATCCATACTTGGTGCGGTGATCGACATGTATAGGGAAGATTATGCTCCCTCTTCCCTAACCCACCAACCCATCAATTTTATATAATAGGGAACCCTCATCCCATTTGGGAGCATAAGTTGAATGATCAGGTCCAGTTACAGGACACGCGTAGCCTGACGGAAAACCTCACTGAAATACTTCTTTCTCTTTCTAGACTAGAAAAAGAAAGTAGTAGTAATAGTAGTAATGTATTCGGCGAGGACGTGAATCGAGCGAAGTGCCTCATGGCTGCGTATCTCTTACCTGGGGGCGGATGCCTGCAATACATTCTTGAGCGGAAGGCATTCACGATCCCCATAGTGGCCTCCTCCACAGGGGTTGAAATCAACCTCATCTACAGTGTCGTGGGGAGACTTGTCAGAGGCGGCGTGGCTTATGAACGTTACAGGGTTGGGGGCCAAGGTAGACCTGCCAATCTGTATGCATTGTACGATGCCTCTGATAGTCAGGTGGTGGAGGCGGCCAACCTCTACAGGGACGCAAACACTGAACACGTTAAGCGTCTTGACGACTATCTGGTAGATCATGACTACAAAGAGGTAGCGGAGGAAGCTGTGAAGTACCTCAATGAGGAGGGGCAATTAGGTTCGTGGACTCTGGTTAACCTGTTAGCGGTTAAGCGGATATACGACGATGACGCGTTGCTTGAGGTGCGGCGCATCGTGGCTTCTATGGGATACACCATTGTGGAGGGAGCCTGATGGACGCCCTGGACTTGGACATGGAACCACTCCGCGAATACCTAACAGGCTGCGGGGCTGTGCCCCCGTTGGATGCAGCCACCATGCGGCTCGACGGGAGCCTAGTGATCAACCTCACGGACCTCTACCAGTATAGCACCGAACTCGTGGAGCGCCTAGTCAGTGACACAGATAAAACTCTGTTGGATGTCTCATACCACGTTAAGGAGTTGCTGACGATGCGTGTCCCCGAGTTGATCAGGGACCACCCGGTGGAGGTTCATCTAGTCGGGCATCCCGACCAGGAGACTCCCCTTCGGAGTCTACGCAGCCACATGATAGGCAGCCTTGCGTCAACGTCCGGCATTGTTGTCAAGATCACGCAAACGGAGCCGAAGATCAGGGAAGCCTATTATATCTGTCAGAAGTGTGGGCAGGGCATTAGAGTCCCCCAGAAGATGCAGTACAGAAGCGAGCCGTTAGATAGGTGCGATAACTGTAAGGGGAAAAACTGGGTACTCGATCCATCACACAGCGTATTCGAGGACATTCAGTTGCTGAAGCTGCAGGAGGCGCCTGAAAGCCTTCCCTCGGGGCAGATGCCTCGCACATTCACCTACGAACTCAGGGGATTGCTCTGTGGACGTGTCAACGCGGGTGACCGGATTAGGATCACTGCGGTTATCGACGCGGCTATGGCGGGAAAGAGCAGCCCTGAACGCAGACTAGAGATGTATGGGCGCTGCTTTGGCTTCGGGTATCTAGCCGAAGATGCGGAAGACCTGGAGTGCAGCACCGAGGACGCGCAGAGTTTCAGTGATATGGCTAAGAGGCAGGATATGTTCGCCGCCGTCACCGATAGCGTCGCCCCCAGCATCTACGGGCTCAGGGAGGAAAAGCAGTGCGTCGCCGCCTACCTGATGGGTGGGGAAGCCAAGGAGATGGAGGATGTCCGCATAAGAGGCGACATAAGCGTCCTACTCATCGGTGACCCTGGTTTGGCGAAGAGTCAACTACTTAAGTTCGCCTCTAAAGCCAGCCCACGGGGACTCTACACCACAGGCAGGGGCAGCAGTGCCGCAGGTCTCACGGCGGCGGTGGTCAAGGATAAGGACATCGGATACAGCCTTGAGGCGGGCGCCCTAGTTCTGGCTGACAGGGGGCATGTATCCATCGATGAGATCGAGAAAATGGAAGAGAACGACAGACGCGCCATACACCCCGCCATGGAACAACAAATAGTGCCGATCAACAAGGGCGGCATCAACACGACTCTTAACGCACGATGTGGGATATTGGGGGCTGGGAACCCTAAGGATGGGAGGTATAACCCATACCTTACCGTGGTTCAGAATATCAATCTCGAAGAGACCATACTGAACAGGTTTGACTTAATACGAGTGATGAAGGATCAGCCAAACGAGGAGCGAGACGCAGCTCTAGCAGATCACCTGCTGAGAGTGCATCGCGGTGAGCAAGTTCAGTCACCTCTCACTCTCAGAGAACTCCGAAAATACGTGGCATATTGCAGAAAACACATACACCCTGAGGTACCCCCGACAGTGGGTCAGCAACTTAAGGAATATTACTTAGGTCTCCGACGCACCAAGGAAGGCGACATAGGGGATCCCAAGCAACCTACCATCATGATCACTCCCCGACAATTCGAATCATGCATACGGGTCACCGAAGCCGTGGCCCGATCCAGGCTCCACGAGGTAGCCACAGAGGACGACGCCCTCACCGCTCTGGGAATCATCGAGGCAAGCATGGAGCAAGTAGGCGTAGACCCCACCACAGGGGAACGCAACATAGACAGCTGGATGACGGGGAAGCCTAAAGGGTTACATCAGAAGCTGGAGTTGCTTCGTAACATCATATATGAGATGCAGTGCGAAGCCACTGACGGGCATTGTGACTACCAGACGATGCTGCAGCGGGTGACCGAGAAGGGGCTCTTCAAGGTATCCGAGCTAAGGAAATTCGTTGAGCAGCTGCTCCTCGAGGATGCGTCAGAGCCTGTGACGGGGAAACTACGGATACTTAAGCCGATGGGGTACACGGGGAAGGCGCGGAGCCTCAAGGGTCAGCTACAGAAGACGCTGCAACTGATAGGGGAGATGAGCACTATAGAAAGCGGTGTCAAGGACGACGACCTGTATGAGGCGTTGCAGGGTCAGGGCGTGACGCGGTCAGAGGCCGCCAAACTAGTAAGCGTACTCATGAAGGATGGCACCATATTCAGCCCCCGCCCAGGCATATATCGCCGCACATAATCTGTAGGAGAGAACCAAAGGAGGAACACCAGAAATGACTACAAACATGCAATCGACTAGCCTGGAGGTCTTCTTCGGGGAGGTGCTTCCTAGTCTCAGTGAGAGACAGGGACAAGTCCTCGACATATTCCTAGAGAACCCGATACTTGATTTCACAAACATGGAGCTCGCCGAGGAGTTGGGGTGGAGCATCAACCGAGTTACGCCCAGAGTCTACGAACTACGTGGCGAAGGCAAACACAATCCTCTCAAACATAATCCGGTGCTCATAGAGAGCCGCCGACGCGAATGCCTGGTTACAGGACGAAAAGCCATCGCCTGGGCTTTCAACCCAGATAGGGGGAGATAATGTGCAATCTCGGCCTTACAATAATAATCACAGGTGTCCTGACTGCGGTGAATGGCTAAAGAGGGAAACCCCGAACGGAAGGTATAACTGCAATAACCCGACGTGCCCTGTGATCTATGTGAGGTTCTCACGTGTGGCGCCTCAGTACAAGATCACGAGGATAAACAGGGCCGCCGTGCTCGACATGACGTTTAAATGACCCAAGACCTTGGTCCCGCCCGGAGTTTGACGATGGGCGGGTATGACTTTCTAAGACCAAATAGGTATGGGTAACTGGTGAAATGTTGTTCGGTGAAATTGACGAGGGGCAGGCATAGATGTGACAGGCCACCGGCTCAGCGGAGTCTACAACAAAGTCAAATAAGGCTTATATGCCCCTTTTTAAATACAAAACCTTAATAACGATAAAACCTAGAATATAATTACAATGACAAAAAGACAAATAGCCATTGAAGATGAAACATGGATGTCACTAAACCAGTTAAAGGAACCCGGAGACACATTTGACGAAGTTATCAAAAAACTGCTAACCTTCTGGTGGAAGAAAAACGAGGAGGGAGAGCCATGAAAGAATTTCCCCGGAAAGAACTTCCCCAAGAATTTCTGATAGAGGCAACTAGACTCCTGCGACAGATCAATGAGGAGAGGAGGAAAAATGAGCGAATACAATCGTAAGGAGTCTACCAAGATCGTGGGTGAGTTATACCCGGTTCTTGTGGCTAAGGATGGTCAGGTGATTGACGGTTTTCACAGGTTGGAGGATAATCCTGACTGGAAGACTGAGACGCTTGAACACATCGACTCTGAGGAGAAGCTGTTGTTGGCTAGGGCTATATCGAACTGGCATAGACGAGAGATTCCAAGAACGGAAAAGGAAAAATGGATTAACGGGCTGGCAAAAATCTACCAAAAACAAGGACTAAAGATCAAAGGTAGTTTTCCTTTCAAAAACGAAATAGTCGAGAAGCTTGTGGAAGTAACAGCGTTAACACAACAGACTGTAAACAAGTACCTTGTCTACGAGTTTAAACAACCAGAAAAAGAATCACTTGCGCAAAAAAAGAAACCTACGATTCCCGCTTCTCAGCGGATTGAAACCGCACTTGGCTCAGACTATGTTGAACGCCATGAAACCGAGGTCCTAGAGAAAGCATTGAAAGACCCTGACTTCATCGTGAAGGCAATCGAGAAAGCACCTGAGGTACTGTCACCCAAACGAGTAACTGTAGTGGATCGGCAGGGCTACCATAAGCCAACCATCGAGAGGACCGCGAAGAGAGAGGTAAGAGAGCGGGCCAAGGAAACCGAGGAAGAGCGTGAAACCTTCAAAGCTTCGCCTGCGATGAGAGACAAGTCACGGCTACTTAAGGCATGGCGATCACTAAGCGTCATACTAGCCTCATCAAAGGATTTGGTATGCCCCATCTGCGGCGGAGAAGCTGAGGCTATCCTAAGATGCCAAAAATGTGGTGAGATCCCATTATCAGAAGCACAGAGAATAGCACAGGAGGCGGTACAATGAGCTACCTTGAAGCCCTAAACAAAAGGATTCCATCATACCCCTCTATCATCCCAAGAGAGTTTAACTTCATACGCGCCCTAGAACACATCCCAGACATCATGCCAAAGGCTAAAATAGTCGGAGCCACCGCAATAGCAAGCTCATCCGAGGAAATGAAACGAAGAACGGTTAAAACTGGAACAGACATCGTTTCAACCGTCAACAGAAACATGTTCAAACCCGACATAGAAGAACCGGGAACCGATTCACCCCTTGATATAGCTATTACTGGAAAAGAACTTGTTGAACAAGCCACCGAACACAACCCAGATGTCAACACCTGGACAGTAAAATCATTAGCCCTCGTCACGAAGCCTCTCATATCACATGAAAACTTTGACACATTGGATAGCATAGTGAGAACCCTTAACGCACATAAGACCCTCGGAAGGAGCGCGGGGTTTACAGGCGTAATGAACCCCTACTACGAAACAAGACACCTGCTACAACAAATGGGGCTATGGAGTAAAAAGGTAAGGGCCTCATATCGACCAAGATCAGTCTTGAAAACACATAAAATAATCGGTAAAACAGATGAAAGGTTTAACATAGGTTACGACACCCTTTTCTCCGAAACCTCTATTGCACAAAAATATTTCACCGAAGCTACAAGAAAAAACTCTAGGTTACTTGACGTAGGCATCCCAGAGCCAATAATAAACCAAACCAATGGAGAACAGCTATTAGGTGAAACAGGCGCCATTGTATTCGCCCTAATGAAAAACAGTCAACGAATCGCAGCAGTTCTAGGACCAGACATCCCCATCTACACATTTTCAAGGGAATAACACCCCCCTCTTTTTTCTAAAGTTGACGGTAGGGGGTGGTGACGAAACGACCAAGATAAAGGTAGTTACCCCTCCGTCAGTACCTATCTGGGTTAGGAGTATAAAGAGATTTCACCTCAAAACAGATCACCCAAAGTTTTATATATTTATTACCCGTACTTCACTGTGGTGACGAAGACGGCTAACCAGAAATACCCCTCCTGTATCGGCGAGATGTACGAGCTGGGCGAGAAGTACATGGCCTCCAACTGCATGGGTTGCAGGGCCTTCAACGACTGCAGCGGGATAGGCGGCGGAGTCGAGACCACTAAGGCGAGCGTCCTGATCCCTGAGGAGCCCTCCACATGGGGCGAGATCCATTCGAGGTGGTGAAGATGGCTAAACTTAACTTGGTTGTCATCATACATAAAGTAGTCAAAGAAGATGAAAACGAAAATGAAGGAAAAAGTGAAAGGCAAGTTCTACGGTGACGACCCCCAAACACTACAGATAATCGGGGACCGCATCAGAAACGAGTTTGCCCCCGGCTGTAGCGTAAGCACACCGCTACCCACCGAAAAGGGCGACTATCATATCCTGGTGAGCATCTTCACCACGACCCAAAACACATCTGAAAGGAGGACATGAGAAGATGGAAAAAATATCCCGCTTTAAGGAAGATCTACTAAAGGAAAAACTATGGATAGAATTAGGGAAACCACATCTCCCCTGCGATGATTACCATAATTGTTTAAACTGCATCCGAAAACCAAAATGCCCCATTGAAATTGAGTGGAAAAAACGTCAATCCATTAACACCCATGAAAGGAGGACAACAGAATGAACCTACGTTGTTTGCTAGGCTTCCACGCCTGGTTCTACTATGATGAGTTCGGTACATTTGATTGTGATCGCCGCATCTGTCGAAGGTGCGGAAAAATAGAGAGCACATACTTGAACCCAGCCATGTTTAGCATAGATGTATATGAGCCATGCGGGTTTGCCTCAAAAGAACAGAAATCACAGATCTTAGACCCGAAATACCAGATCAAAAAATATCAAGCGGCCCTAGATGAACTTATCGAGAAAAATAAGGAAAGACAACAATTTGAAAAACTATACCCAAACACTACACCAGAATTAACACGAAGTTCCTCAGAGTTGAATTTTCTGGAACGAAAAATAATGGCAGATTACAACCAGAAAATCACCGAATTATCCATTGTTACCCATGCCAAGAGGACGGAGGAAACACAATGAAAAAACCCTTTTCGATACTGGATCTAGTCTGCGACGAGGAAGGAAACCTCGTCAAGACAGAGATTCATGAATACATTAAGAACTTAGAAGGAATAATCCAGAAGGTCAAGATCTGGTTAAATGGTCTAGGTTACTCAATGAGCCCTGAAACCTTCATCGAGAAGCGATACGAACTTGAATGCATCCTCGAAGGTAGGGAGTACGATCCAGAATGACCATTAACCCCAACGCCAAGAGGACGGATGGAGAACAATGAGTCTAAAAGAAAAAATATTATCTGAAATGGTATTCCCCAATGAAATAATAGATCAAGCTAGAGAGACATTCAAAGCACTCCCATCAGAGAAAAAATCCGTACTACGATATGAGTACATAGTTGAGAGACTTGAAAGACAACGCCTATGGAATCTGGTTGCAGAACTCAAGAAAACTATCCTTGAATGTGACAATAATTACGATCATGATAACATGGACGAAATGGACGCCTTAGAACACTTCCAGAAATACCATGAGATACTGATGTCCATTATCTCCACTCCAGAGAATAAACAGGAGGTAAAGATCGTTGGATGAAGATATACCTAAAGTCTGCTATTACTGCGGAGATCCACTCGACTATGTGCCGAGTTGCCCTAACCAGTTAGATGAGGATCGTCCTCTGATAAAGTGGGTCTGCCGAGCCTGTTGGATGGAAAGACATGTTGACAAATCCATTAGATACACGGGGGTAAGGACATAATGGTGGCTACCTGTGACTTTTGTGACAACCCAGCATATAATACAATAACTATGTTCGGGGTAAAACGACTAAGACAACCAGGCGTCCTTCTTTGTAGAGAACATGATGAGGAATTTCAAGAAAAACTCGTTAAGCTAGTTAATGGTTACTTGGAGAAACGTAAATCCATTAAGAATCAAGAAAAGAGGACGTGATACTATGTCAAGGACAGTGAAAATCGAAGATTGTAAGAAGGTAAACTGCTGGGCATTGAGAGAACTAAAATGGGGTGTTCTTTGCATCGCTAAAGAATGCATACACCCAGAGGCTCATACGTCAGAGGAATCCATTAAGAACGGTGGCGATAGGACATGACACTCAATAAAGCTAAAGGACGCATGTTCAAGTCCGTGGGCTGGACATGGAACCCAATATGGGGCTGCACTCACGATTGTAAATACTGCTGGGCTAGGGCACTCACTGAGAGATGGGGAAAAGAGTTTCACCCACAGTTCCGAGAAAAATTCCTAGAAGACCCAATGCCAAACGATGAATCCTGGATATTCGTCGGAAGCATGGGTGATGTGTTCTGTGATGAAGTACCCGACTCTTGGCTATACCAACTAATACTAACCATACTTAGAGACAATTCAAACAACAAGTTCCTACTACAATCCAAGAACCCCCGTCGCTTCCTTGATAAAGATCTTGACCTAGATGCAGTGAAGGAAAAGGTGATTCTAGGTACCACCATTGAGACAAATAGATTAACCCCTTGGACAAAGGCCCCAAGTACACATGAAAGAGCCTATTGTCTCTCACAGATGAAGCTAAACGGATTCAAAACTTTTCTCAGTTTGGAGCCACTTTCAGACTTCGACTTTGGGGAACTTGCTTCATGGATCATGTCGATACAGCCAGAGGCCATAGAAATAGGTCTAGAGAACTACACAAGCCACACCACAAGACCCACAGATGAAAAAATCTGTCAATTAACAAATTGGCTGGATAAAACATGGTTCGAGTACATTCTAAAAGAAAACGTAGAGTCCATTTGCTGCGCCGAACTAAGGAGGCCCGAATAATGAAGTTTGCACAGCCTAAAAACGCGAATTATTATGACCTTGTGAGAACCCCTCACGGTCATATCCCTGCCCCGATGATCAAGTTCTGGTCTTGGCTTCCCATTCCCATCAAGGGACAGAGAGATTGGGGAACCTTCCACTGCCCTGTATGTGGTTCACCGAGTTTCTTCAAAACCGGGTATGGCTGTGATGAATGCCAATACGACAACGAACAGAAGTGGAAAACCTATCATAATCGAGAGAAAAAGCGTAGGAAGTGGAAACGCCTAGAATATGCAATGCTGCCTCTCCTAGTCTTGATAGGTAAAGCCTGGTATCTTCCCTCCATCAAATTAACCCTATTCGAACAAAGAGAAAAATACGGCGGCGAGTTCCTATGGGAGCCAGATCCAGAGGAAGTTTACACAGACTCAAATTGTGCCATCTGCGGCGACCCAATAACATGGGCCGATGAGATACAAGCCCCAGATCACCCTCAATGCTGCGAAGAACATGGCGACTACCTTGAACTCTGCGTTGATTGTTACGAGTATTGGGAAAACCAATCAGACCACAAAGGCTGCATAAGGGCATTCTTCAACAAAAACATTCAGCCCATCGAATACGCTGAACTCAGGAGGGACACCGAATAATCTTCTCAGAGGGCGACCACATAGAGCAGATCAAGGCGGGAACCAAGACACAGACGCGGCGGATCTCAGACAGATACGAGGTAGGTAAGCTCTACGCGGTTCAGCCATGCCGAACCTGCAAGGGCATCCCAAACGGTAGAATCTTGATAACCGCTAAACGCCTAGAGGTAAAGATAGGGCGGCCTCAATGGTGGATGATACTACCAGATGAGGCGGAGGCTGAGGGCGGCTACTCTTCACACGAATATGAGGAACTTTACGAGAAAATGCACCCAGGCTGGATAGAACGGTGGGCCTACCTTTTTCAGTATTACCCAACTGAGGCAATCGAATTGATAGAAGACGGTGAACTCGATGAGGCCATGACAGTCATGATGTCCATAGCATCCCAGCAACTTAGGAAAACCAGTGTTTTAAGAAGCGAGTCTGCGGAGCATCCCGACACTGGAGAAGCAGACACACAACCCGTCCCCGCCTCAAGCGGAAGGGAAAAAGAGGAAAAAACATGAACATGAAAAAAGTAGAACCGCCTAGAAACGAAGTGCTGCTAAAAATATACGACCATGAGAGCCTAGACGAAGAATACGAAAACAAGACCAGCATAGAACTTCTTGAGATAATCGACAAGGCACAACTGGCGAAGGAAGGCGAAAAAGTAGACTGGAAGCCAGTCAATAAGGCAGAGAACGTCTTAATATATCGCCTATCTGGAAACCTTGTAACTGCTTTAAACACCGATTTACGAGAGGAACTAATACGCATAATCGCTAGACAAAACGAACTCATAGAAGCATTCCGTAACCATCGCCACGACAAAGACAAGAGCTACACAGAGAAGCCAATCTGGTGATACTATGAACCCCCAATATTTTTTTTGTACTAACTGCGGTAAAATCCATGAAATATGGAAGAATGATCTACATCATGAACAGTGGGGACTAATCATGCTCTATATAGCTGAAAACACCCCCACCAGCCTTGAAATCGCCGAAAAGTTTGGGATCCACCGAAGATCAGCCCAATATTATCTTAAAGAGTTCAAAGAGTTGGCTGCGAGCGTGATCAAATCCGTCAACTCTAAAGGAGAACGAACACAATGAAATGTTCAATAGAATACTGTGATCACCCAGAATATGCCGAGGGCGTATGCCTATGGCATTACCCTCTATGGGAAACTTGGGGATATTCTGGTGGTTATGAGATTTACCAAACTAGAGGACAAGAAGAAGGCAGAAAACAGTTCAAGAAATGGTTAATGCAACAAAGGCACCAGAACATAATCGACATTTTCACAGAATATGATTGGAATCTAACTCAGGCAGTCAACGAATC